TGTGTTATCCGGCAGCACATTAAATATTGATAGTGGCGCGACCATTGCGAATAGTGGGACTGCTACGGGGTTTGGTCAAACCCAAGGCGACGTTCTTGACGATCTGAACACTACAGGGGCCAATGCTGCGGCTGATGAAGTTCTCGTCGGCACTGGCGCTGGAGCATTGTCTTGGGAAAGTGGCGACACACTTCGTGGGAGCATTGGCGCAGGGGGTTGCTATCTTATTGGTCAACCAAGTGCCACGCTAAATAATAAGACTGGAGATGGCACGGCATATCAGATCGAGTGGGACACAGAAGTTGTGGATAGAACAGGCGATCTTTCCTCCACGACTGTTACAATCCCGACGACTGGTGCTTATCTGGTTGCAGCGATTGCTCGAGTTTCTGGTGTCTTAAGTAGCCATAATACCGGAGACCTTAGAATAGTGAGTTCTGGCTCACAGGATTATATTCTTTGGGAAGGTGATCCTGGTACTAACTTAGGTAGTGGGAGTGGCACGAGTATGCAGGGAGCGCAGATTGTTAATTTCACTGCCGCTGAGACGTTCACTATCCAATTGACAGTTACTGACTCCAGCAGAGTTGTTGACCTTGTTAGTGGTGCAGTTGGCTGTCGTCTTTGCGTATGGTATTTGGGATAGGAGAAGAACATGGGATACAATCTTACAGCTGAGCAACGTGAAATTTGTGAGCGTGGGGCAACACCTGAAGAAGTTGACCAATGGATAGAAGATGCTTGGCAACTCGGCGGGGATGCTCTCGTTCTAGAAAAGATAGCTATCCACACCGAGTTACCCCCAGTACCCTACGACGAAGCACGTCGTCGTAATTATGCCTCATGGGGTGATCAATTGGATATGCAATACCATGACGGGAAAGATGGAACAACCACGTGGGTGGATCATGTGCGATCAGTCAAAGCGGCTCATCCAAAACCAGAATGACAAATAAATGCCTAGACCCATGCAAACCCTAGCTCTCATTATCATGGGTCTGCTGCGGCGGCCCTACCACCTAGTGGCCCGACATCGCTGGACGGCGGTGCTCGTCTGCGCGGGGCTTTTAGTCGGGCTGGGCTACTACGTTGCAGGGCTGGTATAGCCATGACGCCGCCCACCAACTCTCCTGTCCTGCCCGTGTCGTGTCCGTTGCGACGACCGAACTGGATACAGTATGTCCTGACAATCGTCATCGTCATAGTCGGTGGTGTCTTCGTATACGGGCAGTTGACCCAAAGGGTTGTCTCATTGTCTGAAGCCCAGGCGGCAAGCAAAAAGGTCACCGCAGAGGTCACAGTGGCTGTGCAAAATCAGAGCATTGAACAGGCTGTGCTGAAACAGCAAGTCTTGAACATTCAGACTGAACAACGAGAGTTCCGTGCAGAAGTGAAGAACTCCTTAAAGGATATAGTGCGTAAAATTGATAAAAAGAATGGGCAGTGGTAAGTGCCAGCAAGTTAAAATAGACAACTAGGAGTTGATTATGGTTAAAGTTTCTCCAAAGCCTCAGCGTCCTATGAAGAAAAAGAGACCTTTTGAGGGGATAGCCCCCACCCCCAGGGATCGTCGGAAAATGGGTCTCCCCCCGCTGAAAAAGAGAAAGAAGAAGGGTACAGGGGTGTGACTATCAGATTTTTCAGTCACTGGCGTGATGTCCCCCAAGGCTATTGGAGATGGCCCAATTTTAAACCTTCAGAAGTCGCCTGTCAGCATTGTGGGGAGCTGCTTGTTGATGAAGAAGCAATGGATGCGCTCCAGCATCATAGAGGACTTCTTAACGGACCTCTTAAAATCAATTCTGCTTATAGGTGTCCTATTCATAACGCTATGGTGGGCGGGGCTCCTTTGAGCGCACATAAGTTCGCCAAGGCTTTTGATAAAAGTCTAACCCATCCTCCTCGTAAACGAGTTACTATGGAGGAAACTGGGTATAAAGCAGGGTTTAAAGGAATGGGTCGCTACAAAACATTTAGTCATCAAGATACTGGAAGGAAAAGAATATGGGGTTCTTAGGCACTTTGCTCATGGGTCCAGCCACCGGACTTCTTGGCTCGCTTTTTGGCGGAGTAATGAAATACTTTGAAAAAAAGCAAGAAATGGAAAATATGAAATTTAAGCACGAGCACGAGACCAAATTGCTTGAAATGAATATTATGGCTCGTGGCAAGGAGATGGAAAACGAAGCCATGATCGCTCAGGTATCAGCGACCGCGGACATGGTATCGGCCAGTTACCAACATGATGCCTCATACGGTACTTCTAGTCCTTGGATCAATGGCGCACTTCGTATGATCCGGCCTATTCTCACCATTGGGCTTATTGCTCTCACCACGCTTATTTTTCTTAAAGCCAATGAGCAGGAACAAAGTAAGATCATCCTCACCGTACTCTACATGACTGAAGTTGCTGTCACGTGGTGGTTCGCTGATCGTGCTAGAGGCAGTAAGAAATGATCAGGACTTTGGCCCTTGCGGGTGTGCTTGTCCTCATACCCGTGGGAGCTGAAGCCTGTATGTGTGGCCCTCGTGATAATGTTATGGCTCAATTAAAAGAAAGATATGGGGAAGAAGTGAGGAGCACAGGAATATTTCGAGAGGGGCTTGCTATAATTGAAATATTAAGAGGGCCAAAAGGATCTTTTACAGTTTTATCTTCAAGTCCTAGAGGAATGACTTGCGTAGTTACTTTTGGAACTCATATGGAAGACCAAAACATAATTAGTGGACCCTATGAAAATGCGGAGCCATGAAAAACAAATTACTCTACGCCGCCGCCGTTATTGGAGCCTTGGTGGGTATCTATGGAGGATTGGCAACATTCGGTATTAATCTTCCACGGCCCACATGGCATCACGAACATCAGGAACTTGCAGCATTATCTTTGGATCATGTTCTTGTGCAGCTTAATCGTCGTTTAATCGAAATCGATATCGCCATTGCAAAATTTAGACGTGAAGGAATCGTGCCTCCTGAAAACTTAATCCGTGAACGTCAACAAATTCTCAAAGAAATTCGTCTCATTAAAAAGAAACTTGGTGATGCCTAATCATATGATGCTCCCTCTTAAGATTCCTCCTGGCATAGTTAAAGATTGGACAGATTACGCCGCCGAGGGACGATGGGTGGCAGGCGATAAGGTGCGTTTCCGTAATGACCTACCTGAAAAACTAAAGGGCTGGGTCCGCAGTACCATAACCGATGACTCTACCCTCACGGGCATCACGCGGGTAATTCTAGCGTGGTATGATCTAAGCGAAGTTGACCTTCTGGCCTTTGGCACCAACTCGCACATCTGGCTGATATCCGCAGGCACCCTCTACGACATCACCCCACTGCGAGCTACGACCACGAACATGGCCGACCCCCCGTTTTCCATGACCTCAGGTTCGGCTGTTGTCACTGTAACGGATACTGCCCATGGATCGGAAACAGGTGACTATGTCACCATATCGCAGGCCGCAGCCGCTGGTGGAATCACCATTGATGGGAACTATCAGCTTACCAGGGTCGATGCAAATTCTTATACAATTACTCACTCATCAGCAGCTACGTCAACTACGACGGGAGGCGGTGCAGCGGCCGATGCTGAGTATGCGATTACCACGCAAAATGAAGATGCCGTGGGAACTGGCTGGGGCGCAGGCGGTTGGGGAGGCTCCACTTGGGGAACTGCTCGAACGACAGGGGTTCCTATTGAACTGCCAGTATGGTCCTTTGATCTTTGGGGCGAAGACCTTGTAGCCACCATTCGTGGAGGAGGCACCTATGTCTGGGACGCCAGTGCCGGAACAGGTACCAGGGCAGCGACAGCGTCGGGAGTTCCTTCGACGGCGAAGCTTACACGGGTTAGCACTGCTGATCGGCATCTTGTTGCTTATGGGGCTCATGACGGCAGCAGCGATGATCCTGTTCTGATACGCTGGTCAGACGATGATGACCGCACTGACTTTACCGCCACGGCCACCAACAGTGCAGGAACTCACCGCCTGACTCGTGGAACCAGCATTATCACCGCTATTGACAGCCGTAATCAGACTGTAGTTTTCACTAACACCAGTGTTCATGCTCAATCTTTCGTTGGCCCACCGTTTATCTACAATTTCCGTTTGCTGGCAGACGACACAACTTTGATTGGACAAAATGCTGTATCTGAAGTAGACGGCACAGTATTCTGGATGGGTTCAGACGATTTCTACATGTATGCAGGTGAAGTAGATATTCTGCCTTGTCCTTTACGCCGAGATGTGTTTGATAATCTTAATCGTCCTCATCAACAAAAGTGTTTCTCTGGTATCAATCAACGATACCAAGAAGTTTGGTTCTTTTATCCTCGAGGAACGGCTACCGAACCCAGTCATTACGTTGCGTTTTATTACGGAGAACCACGTAAGAATATCTGGCACGAAGGTTCATTGGCTCGTACAGTTTGGTACGATATTGAAAAGTTCCTAGAAAATCCCATTGCGGTGGACAGTAGCGGAAATCTTTATGAACATGAAAATGGTGATGATGATCATGTGACCGCCATGTCCGTAGCTATAACTTCTGGAGCCATTCAACTCACAACCCCAGAAACAGGGGCGGGTGATCGATTGTTGTTGATGGATAAATTCATACCGGATGCCAGCACAAGTGATGATATGACACTTACCGTCTTTACCCGAAAATATCCTCAGGACCCAGAGACCACAAAAGGTCCGTTTACTATTACTAGTTCGACAGGTAAGGTAAGCCTACGGGCCAAGGGTCGTCAGCTTCGTATCAAGTATGCTTCTTCAACCTTGGGTCAAAGCTGGCATATCGGAACGCCCCGCGCCCGTGTGCGGGTACAAGGACAACGATAATGACTAGTCCTCTTAGACTTCCCAGAGCACCAGAATATTACAGTCGGGAACAAGTGCAGAGAATGATTGATGACATTGAACAGGGTTTCTTGGAACGTGATCAAATAATCAAGGACGGCTATCAGATGTCTAATGTTACTCCTACTCGTATTCTGGATGCTGATTCAACTTCCACTGCGGAATTGGCTGATGTTCTAGGCACCTTGATCGATGACATGAAGGCACGGGGGTTACTGGCAGCATGAGCACCGTAATTCCATTGGAATATCATCCGATTGAGGACATAGACATTGATGATCCATATTCCTATGCACTGTATGGGTCAGACACTCCTGGGGAAATTTCCTTTTTTGAAGATCCTGTTCCAGGCGATCCAATAGAATTTTCTGAAGCCTGGACCGGATACGGTAGTCGTGACCCTGAAGTTTCTTATGCGCCGCCGCCTCAGTCTTTAGGGTCTGGCGCGGGAATGCTGGGCCTCGGCGCTTTGGGTCTACTGGCTCAGTCTTCCATGGGTAAGAGCAAAGGTGGTGACGCGGGGAGTTCTATTCTAGATTCTTTTCTGACTACCCAAAAGCCCGAAGGCAACCTCGGTGGATACGGTCCATGGGGGGCCGGTGGAATGGGGGCTTTGGGAGCCTTTGCCTTGGCCAAGGCCGGTGGAGCCTCTAATAAGGAAGCCGCGAAAAGTGCGGCTCTCACGGGTATCGGAGCAGGACTGGGCTACCAGTTCTTTGGGCCGGTGGGTGGTTTGATTGGCGGTGCCGCAGGGAATTGGTTCAGCTAATGGAAATCCGCCCCGCCACGCTTATCGACATTACCAACATCCTGTTGATGCTGGGTGAGATGCAGCAAGAAATGTCGGAAACTTTAGATGAAGTTCACTGGCCCAAGGTTTCTCACATCGCATTGGATTGTATCAACCGAGGGCTGGTTCTTGCGGCGCATACAGATGAAGGGGATTTCGCAGGTTCTGTGGGTGGGGTTCTTGGTCCCGAATGGTACAGTGAACAGCCGGTGTTGTCTGATTATTGGTTTTATGTTCGGAAAGATTTTCGCGCCTCACCGGCTGGCTTTAAGTTGATGAAGGCGTTCAAAGCCCTATCCATAGAACTAAATGTTCCATTAAGGGTGGGTCATACGCTGGGTAAAGATCTCGAGCGCATGGATAAATTTTACGGTAAACTGGGGTTTGAAAGAACCGGCACAATCTTTCGAAAGGCAAGTTGATGGGTGGCATGTGTCAACCGACCACTGACACCACACCGGGTTATTCCAGCACGGTCGCTGGAACTGAGATCCCGGAATGGGTCAGTCACGCTGGCCAGCAGATTTTTGGACAAGCCGCTAATCTGGCTTCTCAGCCTTACACGCCTTATCCTCTGCCTCGTATTGCAGATTTCTCCGGCCTGGAATCCATGGGTATCAACATGGCGGGGGCCAACATTGGTAATTATCAGCCGGGCTTGGCCGCAGCCGGAGGAACATTGGATGCTTCTGGTCAGGTCATCGGCGCTATTCCTGGTCAGATAGGGAACACCGGAGCCAATCAGAATTTTGCCATGGGGGCAGCGGGCGGGGCTGCTACTCCCTGGAATACCGGCGCGATGAACACTTATATGAACCCATTTACTTCGGGTGTGTTGGACGTTGCCGCTGGTGATCTCAATCGTCAATTTGATATTCAACAAAGAAACACTGACGCAGCGGCGGGTGGGGCCGGAGCCTATGGTGATGCACGACACGGCATATTGAACGCCGAAAATGAGCGCAACCGTGGTCGTACCCTTAGTGATCTCTACACGACCGGCTATGGCAATGCTTACAACAGCGCTCTCGGCGCCTTCGGCGCCGACCAGAACCGCTTGTTGCAGTCCGGCAACCTTGCACTAGGGGCGGGTAATCTTGGCCTTGCAGGGGCTCGTACAAACCTCCAGGCAGGCGGTGCGCTGGGCAACCTCGCCAATCAATACGCACAACTTGGAGCCACTACGCAGAACCTTGCTTCTAACGACATCAATCAGCTCATGGGTATCGGCGGTATGCAGCGCGGCTTGGCCCAATCCAGTCTGGACACGGCCTATCAGGACTTCCTGGAACAGCGGGCTTATCCACGCGAACAGGTGAACTTTGCCATTGGCGCGTTGAAGGGCGTCCCCTACAGCGAGCGCCAATGGCAAAACACCCATTCCATGACCCCACAGCTCGGGACCTCTCCCTTTGGTCAAGCCGCTGGTGCCCTCACGGGTCTCTACGGTGCCTACAACATGTTCAATCGTCCCGGCACCGGCGGGGGAACTAGGTGATGGCTGGTGTGCCCATGAAGCCCTGGCTAGTCCCCGGTCGCGCCCCCGGTGCTTTGGCCAATGTCCCGCAGCAACCTCCCCCGCAGATGGCCCAGGTCCCTGGGAACGCGGCGGTAGGCGCAGCCCCGGTCATGCGTCAACAACAGGGGATTGTCCCTAATCAAAACGGATGGACTGCCGGGGGATTGATGCAGCAGCCCGATAATGGTCTGAAACTGCCTATCTTCCCTAACGAGTTTCATAAGAACTGGGGATCACAAGCTGGCGGTGTTCAGCCTCCTTCGGGAGGCACCGTGCCTCAGGCCGACCCACAGGCGAGCACATCGCCCTTCGACCGTATTGGGTCGGATCCGGAGTTGGACAAGTGGTTGGCGCTGACCATGGGCGGCTTTGGGATGGCGGCAGAGGCCGGTAAACCCGGAGCAACGTTCCTTGGCGCGTTGGGCGAGGGCGGCAAGCAAGGTATCGCCGCTGGCATGGGCGCGGCGAAACAACGCCGCGAGGCCGCTGCGCTGAAGGAAGAACAAAATCTTAAAAGGATGCTGTATACCAGCAAAATGCGAAACGCAGAAGCCGCCTACGCCAAGTCCCTGCAAGAATCTCTTGGTCCCTTGGGCAAGCAAGCTCGTGATGAAGGAAAGGATCCACAAACGGATCCCGATGGATTCAATGCTCGGGTCAAAGAACTTTGGGACGAACAGCGCAAGTCCAAGGGCAGTACTCTTGAACGGATGATTGATCGGCAAGCAAGAGCTTTAGGTATCACCGATAAAAATTCCAATGAATATGAAGCCTTAGTTGATGATGCTTGGGAAAAGGCCACTCACATTCGTCCTCCGGCCACTACGCATATCAATACCAAAATAGACATGAAGAAGGAGACCGAGGAACACAAGGCTCTTGTCAAAAAATGGGGTAAAGAAGCTGAAAGTATCGGAACGACTTTTGGCACTTTCCGCAGCAACAATATTTATCAAGAAGGCTTATTCAGTGGTCAGGTCCATTCGGGTGTGGGTACTGAAACTGTGACTGGATTAGTCAGCTTCGTTAAGACAATGACAGGTAACGATATTTCAGGAATGTTGAGAGGTCTGGGAGTACAAGTCGGAAACATACCCCTCACCCAACTAAAGGAGGGTTTGGGTAACGACATCATGAGAGGACTTCTAGAAGACTTTGGTCCCCGGCCCACGGATAAGGATATGGAGGTTGCTCGTTCAATTGCCGGTGCCCTTAATCTCGCACCTGAAACCAATGTCAAGTTGAATGAACTGCTATTTGAGCGTACTACGCAGAAACTCAAAGATCAAATTCGTGCCCATCGCTCTCTTGGAGAAAATCTTGAGGGCAACCAGAAAGTGTGGCATGAAGAACAAACCAAAGAATTAGTCCAACGAGCCAATTTTTTACTTCAAAAGCGAAAAGAACAGTTTACTGTTCTTGATACTGAAATGAAGACCTTGGTTGATAAAGCTGAGGCAGGAACAGGTGCCGGGGGACGTTGGGAAGATACTCTCGAAACAATGTTGGGCGCTGATCGAACAGGATTTCTTCTTAATAGATTCCAAGTTTGGAATGCCTACAAGGCTATCAAAAGAAACGCCTTCCCTGTGACGATTAAATAACATGACAGACGCTGAAACTGAAGCGGCTCTTAGAAAACTTAGCCAGAAGCTAAGTACAGGAGGGCGTGGATCTGGAGATTTCAGTGTTGCTGATCCTGAAAAGGGTTATTGGGAAGAAGCTGGAGACTGGTTATCTGAAATCTTTACTGGGTCTGAACAAAGAAAAGATTTGGAAGCCCGTGGTATTTCAGTAGAAGGTGCTCCCGTCGGTATGCGAGCATCTGCTTCCTTTAACCCAAAGGCTGAAGATAAAGCGATTGACGTTGCTCGTCAACTCATGGAAGAGCATGGTTCTGATGTAGATATCAAAGTCGATCATCGTACAAACCGACTCAAATATAAACATCCTAAGAAAGGATGGATCATTTTTGATCCTCCTGGAATGGATATGGGAGATTGGACCGAGTTGGCCGGTGAACTTCCCGCCATGACACTAGAAGGTCTTACCTATTGGCTCAGTAGAAAAATTCCGGGCAGGAATATTCTCCGTCGCGGACCTAAACGCGATATTGCATTAAAGGGTACTGCGATCGCTACAGGAGGAGCGGCTGGGGAAGCTGGTCGTGTGAAATATGCCCAAGAAACAGGTATGCAAGATCATCTTACTAAAAAAGAAAAAGAAGAACAGATGGTCATGGAACCTCTCAAAGCCGCTGGCCTCGGTGTAGCGGGAGGTGTTGCTGGTCGTGCCACCGGAGGCGGGCTTAAATGGGTTTGGCAGATGGCAAGCGGTAAGCGAGTTCCTGCCGTCTATCGTAATCGTCTTAAGGTGTTTGCAGAACAGAGCCAGGAACCAATTGAACTTATCAATGATTATTTGAAAAAATCAGGCATTGATAAGAAATTCTCACCAACGCCTTCTCAGGTGTTAAGAGATCCAGAACTTCATCGGGTAATGCAAAACATTATCAATGATAAATCCATGCCCGATCAGTCAAAACTTATTATTCAAGCCTATATGGACAACTATAGTGCTCTAAAATCAGCTTTGGACGAGGCCGGTATCAGAGCTGTACCGCTACAAGCCGATGAAGTCAGTGAATTATCCGCTGGAACCGCCTTAAAAAGAGAACTCGAAGCCCCTCTAAAGGCCGGAGAGCGCGCCGTGGCCCTTGGGGCCAGCAATAGGTCTAAAGCTGCTCGAGAGGCTCTCGAGGCCGTCGAGGCCACTGCTGGGCACGAAGCAGCCGACATGGGGGCGGGCGCAAGCTACCGTGATCTTTTTGAAAAAGCCGTACAGAAACATAGAGATCGGTTTAATCGCCTATATTCAGAACTTTCAGATACCTACATCAACCGTACTGTTCGTCCGACCACATTACGACATCTTCTAAAGAAAGAGCTTGCTCTTTACGAAAAAGATTTAGCTGAAGGCTCCTGGCTTGTGGGAGAAGATCAAGCTCTTTTTGAAAAGATTCTTAAAAATGTGGATACTGCTCGTATTAGTTCTAGTGGAGCTAATATTCGGGGAGCTCCTGAAGTTGATCTTCCTGTTTTGGATCGTTTTATCAAACAACTCAAGGCAGGTGAACGAAAATTATATGGAAAAGACAATACGGGTCCTGCATTAGAATCTATCAAACGACTTCGCGAAGCAGCCGAAAAAGACTTTGCTCGTGGATTAGCTGATATGGGTCCAGAAGCTGTGGTCAAAAAGGCTCAGCTCGATGAACTTTATAAAGCAGAACAAGACAAACTGGCTCGCGGCACCGTAGCTAAGATGATAAAAATAGATGCTGACGGTATGCCTCGTGTTACCGATGAAAAAATGTTCAATTATTTCTTTGGTCGTGATGTCGCTACAGGAACTCGTAGCAAGCATATTCATCGTGTTCTGTCTGAACCACAGTATCATGCTGAACGTAAACAAGTTGAAAATACAATTTTTCAACAGTTTATAAGAGAAAACAGTGATCCAGTTACCGATAAACTCATTGGGAAAAAGGCGAAAAACTGGCTTGATCAGCGTAAACAAAATCTTGATCTGTGGTTCAGTCCACAACAGCAACAGATTTTGCGAAACGCCGAAACTTCGGCAAGTGCCGTAAAGCGATGGGAGCAACGTGAGAAAAATTTCCAAAAGGCGTTAAAACACGCCTACGGAGCTACTGTCACAAAGTATGGTAGAGAAGGAGTACTTCAGCCCGAAGAAGTTTTCAAAAAGATGTGGGATAATCCTATCGGGCTCGAACGTATGAAATCGCGCGCGACCAAGTTTCCTAATGAATGGGATATGTTCCGTAAGGCCGGACTAAAGCGTATTGAAAAAGACATCACAGCTTATGATAAAAATCTTGAAGCAGATGTCATTAACTTTGATAAATTGAATAAAATTTTAGACGATCAAGACTATATGAAACGTATTCGAGTTCTTTATGGAGATCAGTATCTTAAGGATCTCCGTATGATTCGAGAAGGAGCACAGATTTTAGATCGAGATATTGGAAGTAGAGTATCAAAAGATAAAAACGGCTGGGTGGCGGTCGTTCGGAACATGGTGTTTGGTCCTCTTAGTCATAAAAACTTCGCCTACAAAAAAGGTTCGGAAAAAGTTCAACAGGTTCAGCTTGATAATCTGAAACGTCTTCTATTAGACACAGATCAATTAAGAAAAGTTGCAAACGATATCGACACCAGTGAAGGAACAAAACATGCTCAGACCCTGTTAGGGGCCGGGGGCGCTCAGTTTGCAGGAGACGCTGATACAGGTGAATCCTACCGTGGGGGAATACCGGCTGTTGATGCTCTTGCAGATCGGGTTAAAAACGATAAAGTCCTTCAAGAGAAGATCCGTGCGGCGCAGTGAGGTATTGGTAGTTTGAGCCAATAATACCTCCGCGCAACTTTCTAATACCGTCATCGGGGCCAGTGTCGACCTGGGGTTTTTATGGTGAGGTATTGCGGTATTGCTTTATATACGTTTTCGATCGATCCGTATCGATCGATCGCTGAAAACGGTAAAATAGCAATACTCTAATACCTTATTTTCCAAAGTGGCAGTGTATAAGGGTTACAGCGTTCTTCAATCGTATTAGAAAGTTTTGCCGGGGTATAAAGGTGTAGTCAGGGGTTATATAAGAATATTATATATACCCGCGCGAACAAGTTAGTTACAAATTCTATTTGTATTCAATATACTTTTACCCTTACACTGGGCCTTAGAAAGCAGAAAGGGGTAACATGAAGTACCCGTTTAAGATCAAGCCGTATGAGCACCAACTCACGGCTTTGGAAAAGGGCCTACCTCACCTGGAATATGCCTACTTTATGGAGATGGGCACGGGTAAGACGAAGGTGCTGTTGGACACCGCAGCCGTGCTGTACGATCAGGGTAAGATCGAAGGTTTACTGGTCGTGGCCCCCAAGGGCGTTTATCGGAACTGGACAGACATTGAAATACCCGCCCACTTCCCTGATCACATACCCTCACGGGTCGTCGCATGGTCGTCCAATCTGAACAAGAAGAAGAAAGAAGAAATAAACAGTCTGTTCGAACCTAACAACAACTTTTGCATATTCGTCATCAACGTAGATGCCCTGATCACAAAGAAGGGTGCCTTGGTGATTGAAAAGTTCCTTAACACCCGCCTTGCAATGATGGTGATCGATGAGTCCACCACCATCAAGACCCCAAGTGCCAAGCGCACCAAGGCCACTATCAAATTCGGGAAATTGGCCCGCTATCGACGTATTCTAACGGGTTCCCCCGTAACCAAATCTCCTTTAGATATCTATACTCAGTGTGAATTCCTCAATCCACACCTGTTGGGATTTTCATCTTACTACAGTTTCCGCAATCGTTACGCGGTTTTGATTGATCAGGACTACGGCGGGCGGACATTCAAACAGGTGGTGGGATATAAGAACACAGAAGAGCTGAAAGATGAGCTGGCTCAGTTTTCTTTCAGAGTAACCAAAGACGAATGCTTGGATCTACCGCCTAAGATATACGTGCGGCGTGAATTTGAAATGACCAAGGAGCAGAAAAAGGTTTATGACGAAATGTTGTCGTTGGCCTTGGCTATTTTTGAAGAAGGCGCGGCTACGACCACTTCGGCCATTGTGCAACTTCTTAGACTGCATCAGATTTCATGTGGGTTTTTGCCTCTGGATGATGACGGTGGGATGCAGGAACTAAAGAATGACCGGCTTTCCACCCTCATGCAGCTATTGGAGGAAACCGATGAAAAAGTCATTATCTGGGCGAACTACCGGGCGGACATCTTCCGGATCAAAGAAGCAGTCGAAAAGGCTTACGGGCCGGATTCTATCGTTACTTATTTCGGAGACACGAATATTGATGATCGACAGACCGCTGTATCGTCTTTCCAAGATATGTCTTCATCCACGAGGTTTTTTCTCGGAAACACCCAAACAGGTGGATATGGTATCACTCTTACAGCGGCGTCAACAGTGGTCTACTATTCTAACAACTATGACCTGGAAAAGCGGCTTCAGAGCGAAGACCGAGCTCATCGTATTGGGCAGCATAATCCGGTTACATATATCGATCTTGTCTGTAAGAATACGGTTGATGAAAAGATCATTAAGGCGCTTCGCAACAAAATAGACCTAGCCCGCGCCATCACAGGTGACAAATGGCGCGAGTGGCTTTAACCCTTTTTCTTATACTGCTAACTACAGGGGCGGAGTGTGGAATCGACGTTGCGAGAAAGGGCCAAGTTCGAACCCCACCGCCCATTGTCCGCTTGAACCAGACAGTCTTCAACCTCGGTGATAAAGCCGTCTTTTGGATCGATTCCCCTGTACCTGTTTCCCCCGTTATCTACGATTTTCAATCAAGAGGTTGGGTAAAGATATTTCCCAACAGTTTTGAAACTTTTTGGATGAAAAGCCGAGGGAAAATTCCTTCGACAAACAAGTATTTTATGAGAATATTTCCAGGAAGAACCCCGTTTCCACATCGTTACAAAGTCATCGTCGACGGCAGAGCGCATATTTTACCTTATCGCATACGTAAATCCAATTTACAGGACCACGCTGGGCGTTTACGCTAATGTTTAGAGGGAAGAAATGAGCATAGTTTATATCGTGCAGGAACCTGCCAACCGGAACTTTACTCCGGCTAAGAAGTACGGAAAACTGAAATCTCTTGTGCCGGATAGGGTACAAGTACAGATTTCGGCTGCTCCGGTTATTCGCCGTTTACGCGGTGAACTTAAAGATTTCTCAAACAACGATTATTTACTTCTTTCTGGTGATCCCATCATAATCGGTCTCGCTATAGTCGTAGCGGGCGAAAATAACATGGGTCGAATAAACGTGCTGAAATGGGACAAACAGGAGAAGACGTATAATCCAATCGAAATTGACCTATACCCAAAAGAGGGTGATAAATGAACGACATATTTGCAGAAATGGAAGCCGACGCCTTAGACGCTTCGGCAATTCCAGACGACAAGAAATTGGAAGGTGTCGCCGGGCTTGCTCAAGACATGATCCAACTGGAAAAGCAAATCAACGATACGGAAGACCATCTGAAAGATCTAAAGCGTCAACATCAGATTATTCAGACCGGCAAGCTGCCTGAAGCCCTAATCGAACTGGGCCTAACCGGCTTGCCAATGGAGGACGGGGTTACCATCGAGGTGAAGCCGTTCGTAAGTGCCAGTATCTCCAAGGCAAACAGGGAAGAGGCGTATCAGTGGCTGATGGATAACGGCCACGGAGACATCATCAAAAACCTTGTTTCGGTGGATGTTGGTAAGGATTCAGAGCAAGCCAAGCTGGCTCTGGATGTTCTCCGCAACGCGGGCCTGGAACCTTCTAATGATAAGAAGGTCCATCCGCAGACGCTTAAGGCGTTTGTGCGAGAACAGGTCGAAAAGGGAACGCCCATACCCTTAGAGCTCCTCGGAGCATACCTTGGGCAAAAAGCGACCATCAAAAGGAAATGAAAATGGCAAAGAAGAGCACTGCCGTTGCCAAGCGCAACGGAGATCGACTTCCTGTCGATCTCGCAACGGAGATGGAAGCGGATGCTGGCGACGGCTTCCAAGATGTTACCACACAGGATATGGCGATCCCGTTCCTACGTATCCTTCAGAGCATGTCGCCCCAGCTCAATAAACGGGACGGAAGTTACGTGGCGGGAGCCGAAGAAGGTCAGATCTTCAACACGGTGACCGGCGAATTGTGGGACGCCGATAAGGGGGTAAACGTTGTCCCCTGCGCCTTCAAGGCCAAAAAGATTGAGTGGCGTCCGCGGGACTCCGGCGGGGGTTTTGTGGCCGCGCACTCTCGGGATGTAAAGATTCCCACGGAAAAGAACGACAAGGGCAAGGATGTCATGGAAAATGGCAACCTTTTGGTGGACACCACCGAGTTCTACGTTCTTATTCTTAGCGATAACGGCTTTGCCGAACAGGCCGTAATCACCATGTCGTCCACCCAGCTCAAGTACAGCCGGAAGTGGATCACGCTTATGGCGCAGCAACTCATTGATACGAAGGAGGGCCAAAAGCGGGCTCCCTTCTACAGCAGCGTCTACAACATGAAGACCATGGGCGAGAGCAACGCCGATGGCGACTGGTCAAGCTGGGACATTGGCTTGGTGGGTCATATTCCTGACGTTCCGACCTATCACACCGCCAGGGCGTTTGCCCGTGCCGTGGAGGACGGTGACGTGGAGGCCAAGCACGTTGCACCGGACGAAGGAGAAGAAACCACCTCCGACGTGATGTGAACTATCCAACCCCGCGCCCGACGGCGCGGGGTTCTTTCTTTCCGGAGGCGGCGGCATGAGTCTGGCAGAACGTATGCTCAATCTATTTCGTGGGATGGATGAGGCCCACGGCGTTTACCTGTTGAACGAAGAAGAGAAGGAAGCAGAAGAAGGAGAGAAGCAGACCGGAACGGCCTTCACCAAACGCGCCCCGGTTACGGTCCAACTCTGGCACCAGCATCTGAAAGGCGAGGAGCCATTGGGAATTATCCCAATCAATCGTCACAATATGTGTGTCTGGGGGGCCATTGACATAGATAGTTATCAGTTAGATCTTAAGCAATTTGCTCAGAAAATTTATTCCGCGGGCCTACCGCTATTTCCCTGCCGAAGCAAGTCCGGAGGATGTCACCTAGTGTTGTTTTTGAAAGAACCTGTGGCGGCGGGCACTCTTCAAGTGAAACTGGCCGAAATTTCCGCATTTTTGGGATTTGGCCAATCGGAAATTTTCCCAAAACAGCGGCAAGTTCTCGTTGAAAAGGGGGACATGGGCAATTGGTTGAACATGCCTTACTTCGGCGGAGATCGTAGCAATCGGTACTGCTTGGATAAAAACGGTAAAGCCATGAAATTGGCTGTTTTCTTAAAGATGGCAGAAGAAGACAGGATTACAGAAGCTGAGTTGGAAAACATTCAGCTTATTCCATTAGACACAGACCTTGGTGACGGTCCCCCTTGCCTACAGTGCCTTATTTCACAGGGTTTTCCGGAAGGAACACGGAATAATGGCCTTTTCAATCTTGGGGTTTATTGTCGTAAAGCCTTCCCAGACGAATGGGCCTCAAAAGTGGATGAATTCAATGGCAAATATATGTCCCCACCATTGCTGTCACGAGAAGTACAGTCACTGACTAAACAGTTAGATAAAAAAGATTATCAATATAAATGTAACGATCAACCCCTGGCCGGGTTCTGCAATATTTCGGTTTGTCGCACACGACCTTTTGGCATTGGTGGAGCTGCCATGCCTCTGATGACGGCCTTAAGAAAAATTCCCACTGATCAGCCCGTGTGGTTTCTTCAAGTCAATGACACAACACTTGAATTATCTACCGATGAACTTCAGGTACAGGGTAAGTTTCAAAAAGCGTGTATGAATGCGATGAATTACATGCCACCGAAAATATCGGAACGGCAGTGGCGAGGAATTATTCAAAGTCTTTTAGATAAATGTCACCATATGGATAAACCGGAAGAAGCCAGTATCTCAGATCAATTTTTTGAGCTGGTTCAAGCGTTTTGTACAGATATGAGACTTCAGGCCCAAACAAGAGAAGAATTATTGTTGGGCCGACCGTTTGAAGGACTTAACCCAGATAATATGGAAATCAAATGCGTATTCTTTAGATTAAGAGATTTAATTGAATTTACGGTAAGGAACGGTTTTAAATACTACACCCGATCGCAAGCCAGCGCACAACTTCAAGGGGAACGGTTGATGGCGAAGCAAAAGTTTCTTAAGATAAAGGGGGTGGGGGTGAACGCTTGGTATATAGATTTTCACATATTTGAAGCTATAGATGAAGCCTACGAATTACCGGACATGGGGGGTGAGGATGTCCTTTAGACCGGAAATAATAATAGGACCTCCCGGCACAGGAAAAACCACCCGACTATTAGACGAAGTTTCCCAGGCTTTGTCTAATGATTCACCACCAGAAAAAATCGGCTATATGGCCTTTACCCGAAAAGCTGCAAACGAAGCGATCGAACGCGCTGCCGTACAATTTGGATTTATTGAGAAGCAGCTCCCCTATTTTCGCACGTTACATAGTTTCGCATTTCGGATGCTGGGACTACGCCGGGAACAGGTGCTGGGCCGTAAGACCCTTGATGAATTTGGCCGGGTAATGGGCCTTAGAATCACAGGGTCAGTAAATGTTGACGAAGGTCAGACCTTCGGCACCTTGCCGGGGGACCGGGCCATGTTCATCTGTGCGCTATCTCGTATGAAACGAATAACGCTTAAGGAACAATGGGAAGAAAACAACGAAGATTTGGGCTGGTGGGAAGTTGAACGAGTGTTTCGTGGTCTTAAGGAGTTTAAAACTACTAAGGGTCTGGCTGACTTTACGGATATGCTGGAGCAGTACATAGCCTATGGTGTGACTCCACACCTGGACCTGTTGGTGGTGGATGAAGCACAGGATTTATCTCGTCTGCAGTGGGAAATGGTGGAGAAAATGGCCCAAACCGCCCGACGCGTTATTGTGGCGGGCGACGATGATCAGGCCATTTTCCGTTGGGCGGGGGCCGATGTATCTTACTTCGTGAATTTGAAGGGCAAGACCACTACACTTGATCAATCTTATCGTATCCCCAAGCAAGTTCAGAATCTAGCCTTGGACGTAATCAAACGGGTTAAGGAACGTAGAACAAAAGAATGGTCTCCTAGAGAAGCAGAAGGGAGTTTAGAATACCGCCCCACTACGGATGGGATTGACTTTTCAGCAGGAGAATGGCTGATACTAGCCCGGAATAACTATTTGCTGGAAGCTGTGGAAGAGCAGTGCCGCAGGGAAGGTTGGATTTTTGAAAAGAACGGGCGACGATCCGTATCTGATAAGACCTTAAATACGATCCGAGGATGGGAGGCTTTACGAAAAGGGGAATTGGTTAGTCATTCCGTGGCGCGGGATATATTGAGAGTAATTCCTAGAAAATCTAAGTGGTTCCCAAAAGATGGTCAGTATTCACTCCAAAATCTTAAAGAAGACTATGGAGTAAATACTAAAAGCATTTGGCACGAAGCGTTTGAAAAGATGTCTTTAGTTGAACGATCTTATTTGGTAGCGGCACTTCGCCGTGGAGAAAAGGTATCCAAACGACCCCGAATCAGTATGAACACGATCCACAGTGTGAAAGGGGGTCAAGCAGATAACGTGGTGTTATTTTCAGATATAGCTCAACGAACTTATCGGGCACTGCTGAATTTCCCTGAAGACGAACACCGGGTTTTCTACGTTGGGATCACACGGGCCAAGGAAAAATTGATAGTTATCCTACCGAACAGTAAATTCTTCTTTGCGGGGCTTTAGAAGTGTGTTATTCTATGTGGCATAGAAAGCAGAAATCGAACCATCATCAACGAGGTACAGGAAATGCCCAGAAATACCGATACGGTTGCTATCGATGTGGAATCCGTTGTTCGGATTCCGAAAGAGACCGAGGCCAAGCCCAGGCGGGAAGGCTCCAAGGTCGCCAATTTCTACGCCGCGTACAAGGATGGTATAACCGTCGCCAAGTGGCTGGAGGCCGTTCGCCCGCTCGGCGGTGGTCTTTCCAATCTTCGGAAGGACCTCAAGGTCGGCCGGATCACGCTGGAAGCTCCCAAAGCGAGCAAGAAGGCGGCATAATCCAATTCATCGGCGGGCGCGGTAGTCACGGGGTTACCGCGCCCGATTTGTGGAAGGAGCTGAAATGAGTAAAGCCACCCACGAAAAGATCGCAGACGACGCCCTGGCGCGTATTGCGAAACTGAAGACGTTAAATACTGACGCCCTGGCCAAGATCAAAGATCTGCAAGAGCAGGTTGAAACGGCGGATAGACATATGATGTCCTACGCTGATGCGGCGGATACGGCTGTTGAAGCCTTGATCCCCCTCCAAGCTCGACTGGATGAAGCCAACATCCTTCTCCGCCAAGCAGTTGACAAACAACTGGTGTCGCCCTACGCTGGCACCTGGATCACGGACGTGAAGGCGTATTTTTATGAGACTTCCTGAATTCTACGGCTTTATGAAGGAGCGGGAGCAAATCCGGCTCAACCGGGAGGCCGGTAAGCCTTGGCCTTGGACTGATGACCCCATACTTCAGGAGTATAAGTTCACCAACGTGAAGCGGGCACATGATCGGACGACCCGTTGGTTTTGGAGTGTGCTGGATGAACACAAGGACGACCCTCCTGCTCATCTGTTGTTCAATTGCGCTGTTTTTCGTTATTTTGGAACTATAGAATTCTCCAAGCGCATCGGCTGGATTTCCAGTTGGGATGAGAACCAAAAGAACATCATCAAGAACAGAGCCAAGGACATGTTGTCCAAGAAGCAAAAGGTGTTCACCGGGGCCTATGTCATAACGAACCAGGGCATCAAAGCCCCGAAGCAAGAAGTCGTCGTCGATATCTTCCTGGAGGGCCTGTTTTTCCGTCTCAAGGCGTTAACCAAGATCGCCCATGAAACAAGCCGCTGGGAACTGGTCGCCAAGGAGATGATGGAAATCCAAGGCTTCGGTGGCACCGGCTTCATGACCAAGGAGGTTCTTCAGGATGCGATGCACACACGAGTCCTTAGCGACTGCACGGATCGTAATACGTGGTGTCCTGTCGGTCCTGGTGCCCGTCGTGGACTTAATCGGGTTCTTCGCCGGGATGTGAAAGCTCCCTTGTCGAAAGACGAAGGTCTTTATCACATGAAAGGTATTTTCGAAGAACGAGACGGCTACTGGCCTACGAACTGGGTGAAGCTTGAACTCCACGACATTCAGTTCCAGCTTTGCGAATTCGACAAGTACGAAAGAGTGCGCCTTGGCCAAGGTCGCCCGCGGAGCAAGTATAGGAGAAAATAGCTATGTGGATGATTGGATGTATTGCTGTCCTGGGTGTTTTGATCATAGCGGCTGGTCACATTATATCTATCATGTGGGGATGGTTCATAGTTCCTTTAGGAGTTCCAGAAGTCACCGCTCCCTGGGGATATGCTGTCTATGCTCTAGTTAGATATATGACAACTCCTCCGGCTACAGTGATTCAAGTACAGGATCTACACAGACAAATAGTTCCCAGCAATAAACAGAGATATTACACCATGCTTTTCGCAGAAGGTTTGATACTATCTCTTATTCTTTTGATCGGTTACATTTGCAAGGAGATAATGTAAAGTCATGAAAATCCTAATAGCATTTCACGATTTGATGGACCTGGGGGGTATCATCAATAATCAGGAGGACTTGTACGCCGGACTGACCGAGCTAGGTCATTCCGTCGATACGGTCAAACTGATCTGGAAACCCCGGATCACCACCACCCGCACACGGACCAAGCCCTCACGGGTCGTTGGCAAGATGGGCTGGCCTATGGATCAAAACGGCGGCTGGGTCTGGCCTCACAGCGCAAAGATCCCATACAAGGGCGCGGGGCCGATGCACCGCTGGAAGGAGCGCGCCAGCAAGTACGATCTGATTATTTGGCAGATCCCAGTGCCCTCCAAGAATAAGAATAACCGGGGTAATGCAGACTGGCTGGAACTCTATAATATACCCGTCAAGCAGATCGCCTACGTCCACGACGGCAACTTCCCCGCACGATACCCCTGGCTCTACGCAATCAAGGACCATCTCTGTGGCGTCGGAGCGACGCACCCGTGCGGGTATCATTCATTGGCGAATATTGACCTGCCACGGGCCTTGTTCTTTACGTCCCAGGCTGATCAGGAAGAGCGAAATGCTGGGGCGGGGTTTCGCGATCGGCAGCCGGGGTGGTTTTCGCTGCAGACCTTCAAGGGCTGGAAGCATGTTGATGATCTGGTGCGGGCAGTGCCTTACATGGATATTGGGGTGTCTCCGACAATTTTAGCCGGGGGCGGTATTCAGTGGTACTACATGACTTCCAAGGACAAGTGTAAACCCGAATATTTGGTAAATCTTAAGAATGACCCAGACGCCACGGACCAGTATATCGGACAACGTATTTGGGAACGGGCGATTGAATGCGAGCTAGACTACAGGGGGTATATTCAAAATGTCGAACGGGAAGAGATACTCTCAAACGTCCGGTTCCTTATCGATCCTTCGTGGTCGGCGAAATTTGCTAAATTTGGTGACCATCCTAATCGCGTGTCTATTGATGCTCTCATTAATGGCGCTGTCCCTATTGCCCGAAATCATGGAATCGCTGGATCTGATAATGGAATAGGTGAATTCTTTAAGGCGGGGTTGAACTATGTCATGATCCCGTGGGACGCTACGCCGAAGGAATTCGCCGAACATGTCGATGAAGCGATGAATATGGGCGAGAATACCTTTAACGACATGCTGCACGAAGGTCGTAAGGTGGCGGCGCTTTGGGATAACCGGGTGGTCGCCCAACACTTTATTGACATGGCTGAGGGTCGGCCCTCTGGTGTTTGGAAAACGCCAGATGACCGAGGTACGTTCAAACAGGAACTCGCCGATAAAAGCAAGCAGATGCTGGAGGAATTCTTTAATGCGAACGATACACGCACGTAACGTCAACGATGCCTTTACCGTAGGGGTGCGTATGTTGCTGTCTGACGGCTTTCGACAGCCGTCGAGGGTGGGTGAGGTGCTTACCATGGGCGGGCCTGTAACCACCACTTACGAGTGCCCCAGGGAGCGTGTGCTGTTCCACGAGGCCCGTGACGCCAACCCCTTTTTCCACCTGATGGAAAGCCTGTGGATGCTGGCGGGCCGTGACGATGTTAAGTGGATTTCTGAGTTCTCCTCGGGAATCAGCCAGTTCAGCGATGATGGTGTATCCTTTCACGGGGCTTACGGGTTTAGGTGGCGTAATCACTTTGACTTTGATCAGCTCAAGTCCATTCAGCATGTTCTGGAAGAAGATCCTAATAGTCGGCGAGCGATACTCGGCATGTGGGATCCGAACTGCGACCTGGGAGGCTTCGGCAAGGACTACCCCTGTAACTTATCCATAGCCTTTCGTATTCGGCATGAACGGCTGGATATGACGGTGTTTAATCGTTCCAACGATATCATCTGGGGGGCTTACGGCGCGAACGCGGTGCATATGTCCGTTCTCCAAGAAATCCTTGCGGGGCTCCTTGGTGTAAAAGTCGGTCGCTACTACCAAGTGTCCAACGACTATCACGCCTACGTCGATGTCATCGGCAAGTTGGGAGAAGTCCAACCTCATCCAATGTGCCCGTATGATAACGGCACCGTGCGGTTTCATAATATGGTGCCTTACCCAGAGGATTGGTTCAAGGATCTTGAACTATTCATAAAAGATGGGGGATACCTTTCGCCTGTTGAATACAGCAACCCGTTTTTCGGTGGTGTCGCTTTGCCGATGATCAGGGCGTGGAGACATTGGAAAAGGAAACATTTCTTAGACGCCCTTACGGAAGTTGGGATGATAACCGCGCCGGATTGGCGCTTTGCTTGTGACGCATGGATAAGGAGGCGATATGAACGATACGTACAAGCGGATAAGAGCGGGGGGACGCGTACGAAGGTGGCACACGATACCGGTCATCAATGAGGAAACCGTCGCCCATCATAGCTGGGGCGTGGCTACCGTTCTATTGGCTCTTTGGCCAGATTGCTCTCGTGAGTTGCTTGTTGCTGCTCTTTATCATGACGTGCATGAGTCTGTTACTGGTGATATTCCTAAACCTGCTTTCTGGCGTAACCCAAATCTGGCGGACGTTGTCGACGATATTGAAGAAGATGTTCAGCGTGAATTAGGAATTACTCCCGCCCTTACTGACAAGGAAAAGGAGCAGCTCGCTATAGCCGATATGTTTGATCTTTGTTTCAGATGCGAGGAAGAAATTCTTCTGGGTAATAAAAGTTTTGAAGATATTCTGCGGGCGGCATCGGCGTGGCTCTGGGGTGTTAAGCTAGAAGGTGCGGCTGAGAAAATGAGAAGTTCTTTTAGAAATTGGATGAAGGAACGAGGCATTCTATAGCCCTTAGTATTTTCCAATAGCGGGGACGAAGGTTTTTTGCCATAATTAGGTAAGGTTTAGAAAGGAGACAGCATGACAATGTCACATCTTGATTTTCTGCAAACCGTGGCCAATAATGATGTTAAGGGCCTACGGGAAGCAGAGAAAAACTATGGTTCCTCCTGGAAAAAGCGGGGCGGTGTCGGTGCTTTCATGATGCTCGCCCGCAAGTGGGATCGGATTGAGCAGCAAGTGCAGAAGTCAGGTTCTCTGGCTTCTGCATTTGATATTCTTTCACATGCTCGGGCTGATACCCGCCCCGAAGGCATCCGCGACGACATAAGGGATCTACGCCGCTACCTCCTGCTTGTGGAAGCCGAGCTGGACTTCCTGGACTGGGAACAGCGGCAGCGTGAGTCAAAAAGGGAAGCACAGCGCATGGTTCCGCGCGCCAGGACCACGACCGAACACCCCGCGCCATTCGGCTACGAAGACACCGAGGATGACTATGCCCCCACGGGGAAAGATGACATGGTGGTGGAAGTCACTGGCGAAAGCCTGGGTATGAAAAGTGAAAGCTGAGCAACTTGTCCAAATTCTTATTGAAGCCGGTAAGATCATTGACACCAACTTTCGGGAGCTTTCTGATGTTGTGGGCTATGCCCCATCAGAAATCGCCCGATGGCATAAGACCAGTAACCCTAGTCTCAGACAATATGTTGATTGGGCGGAAGCCCTCGGCTATACCGTAACTCTTATAAGGGGTACCGAATATCAGCCTTCAAGGCACTCTAGACATCGGTCCTGAATCAGACTGGACACCGCCGGACGTTCTACCTAACCTGGCCGGGTTGACCAGTGTTTCAATTGATCTGGAAACCAATGACCCTGACCTAAAGAAATCGGGACCTGGATGGGTGTTCCGAAACGGGCATGTGGCGGGCTTTGCCCTTGGCTTGGCCAAAGGTCAGAACGTCAAGAATATCTATTTACCCATAGGTCATCTGGAAGGTTCAGAAAACCTGGATAAAGATCAGGTTACCTCGTATGTTCGTGAAATCTGTGCCTTAAATATCCCTAAGATATTTCACAATAGCTTGTATGATCTTGGGTGGTTATCTTCTCTTGACATAAAGGTTGAGGGACGAATAATTGATACGATGTATGCAGCGGCACTATTGGATGAAAACCGCTACAGCTTTGGTTTAGATATTCTGGGAAAAGAATGGTTAGGCGAGGGCAAGGACGAGGAGGAATTAGTTAAGGCCGCAAATATCCTGGGATACGGTAAAGACATCAAAGGCAGCATGTGGAAGATGCCGCCGCGCTATGTCGGGGCCTACGCTGAACAGGACGCCGGGGTTACTCACAAGCTATGGGAATACGAACAGGCTCGGTTGGTCAAAGAAGACTTAACTGATCTGATGGACTTGGAAATGTCTTTGGTGCCTCTACTTCTAGAGCAACGCCGCCGTGGAGTCCGTGTGGACGTAGACCGTGCTGAACAGTTACGCAATGAGATGAAGAGAAAGAAGGAAGATCTCTTAGAGGAAGTTTACCATAAATTCGGCGGGCGGTGTGATCCATACAATGCAAAGCAGATCGCCCGTATATGTGATAAACAAAACATCCCATATTCCCGCACCCCCACGGGTCTTCCTTCCTTCACAAAGGAATGGTTGGAGACGCATCCACACGAATTCCCCCGCATGATCCGTGAGGCGCGGAAGATCGACAAAACCATATCCACCTTTTTCGAGGGGATGATACTAGATCATGTCCACAAAGGCAGAATACACGCTGAGGCCCACCCACTCAAAAGCGACGACGGCGGCACCGTGTCTGGACGGTTCAGCTACTCGAATCCCAATCTACAGCAAACGACAGCGCGAGATCCGGTATACGGCCCAATGGTCCGGTCATTATTTTTACCGGAGGATGGTTGTCTCTGGGGGGCCTTGGACTACAGTTCGCAAGAACCACGGCTGACAGTCCATTACGCTTACCTAACAAAACAGCGGGGAGCGGCAGAAGCGGTCGCAGCATTTAAGGAAAACCCCCGGTTGGACTATCATCAAATGGTAGCCGACCTTGCTGGGATCGAACGGGGCCATGCGAAAATAATTAACCTTGCTTTGGCCTATGGAATGGGTCAAGTCAAGCTATGCCTGGATCTAGGGCTACCGCTGGAAACCCTGGAGGATGGTCGTCAAATAGCGGGACCAGAAGGCAGAGCACTATTGGATAAATATCACGAGTGTGTGCCGTTTGTCAAAGGGCTCATGTCAAAATGTACCCGAATCGCTGCTGATCGCGGTTATGTTCGGACGCTGCTGGGGCGGCGCTGCCGCTTTGATAGCTGGGAACCCACCATGGGCCGCAAACCGGCAGTCCGGGGCCGTGCGGCGGCGTCGAACGCCTTCGATGGGCCAATAAAACGGGCATTTACCCACAAAGCGTTGAACCGTTTGATACAGGGCTCTGCGGCGGACATGACAAAGAAGGCGATGCAGGGTTTATGGGCCGAAGGCGTCGTTCCAATGATATCTATGCACGATGAACTGGATATCAGTGTTCCTGACGAAACCCATGGTCGCAAATGTGTAGAAATTATGGAACATTGCGTAGAGATCTCAGTTCCTCAGGTAATAGACGCAGAATTCGGCTTTAACTGGGGCAACGCCAAGAAAGTCTTCAGCGACAGACCTTGGACAGGAGGTTTGGATAGTGGTCACGCTATTCAGTCCACGGAGAGTGAATATGTGCCAGCGGAATAAAAGACAGTGGCGACCGAAGATCGTTTAGAGGCTGTTCACAAGTATGCGGCTTCTGCCATGGGTATGACAGCCGGAGCCATAGCTCGTCGCAAGATTGGTTTGGTCACTATTAATGAGATAATCGATCGTCTAGAGAAATCCTTAGCTGAGGCCAAAAAGTTACAAGAGGCCTTGGCTGAAGTCACCAATAAGGGATCTCAGGCTAAACGTGCCCCTTCCTGGTTATTTGGAAATCAGAAATGACTAAATTGGCAGCTCTCAAGAAAAAGGCCATGCAGAATCCTGAGATAAAGGCTGAATACGATAAACTTGCAAAGGAATTCGATATGTCCAATAAAACTGAATCTCATGTGATGATCGACATTGAAACTTTGGACACACGACCTACGGCAGTCGTGCTGAGTATCGGGGCTGTCCCGTTTGATCCCCATGAGGGCACGGTGGATGAGAAAAAGGGTTTCGAGATTTTCCCTAGTATCCAGGATCAACTAGACATAGGCCGCACGGTCTCTGAAAATACGTTGAGGTTCTGGATAGCAAATCAAAATATCGGCATCAAAAGCTGGTATTCTCAGGTGCCTAATGGACTAAAGGGCGCACAGGACAACTTTCGACAATGGTGTAAGGACGTACCTCCGCCGGGAGAATTATGCCCATGGAGCAACGGCGCGGCCTTCGACATCCCCATCTTAGAGGACTGGATGAACTATGAGAACATCCCCTGGAAGTTCTGGGCGGTGATGGACTGTCGTACGATGCAATGGGCGCATCCGGTCCCCAAGGTAGGGGCGACAGATCATACGGCACTGGCTGATGCCATTGCCCAGGCGAAAAGGGTTTGTGCGTCATATTCGACAAAGGAGGATTAAGATGGCTTACGTAGACCCCAATGATGCTGCGATTATTTATGGAGCGGTTATCGAACATCAACCGAAGATTGTGGAGCATGTTCAGGGTATGAATATCCAAATTGCCATGGGATACATCTGGGATGAATTCACCGATCTCCCAGATCCCGATGACATGACTCCGGAAGATATCGCCTACTTGGTTCATCAGATCCGTAGTAGGCGAAAAGATGCCTTTGATGCCAAGGCTTATAAGAAAGCCAAACGTAAGCCTGAATTGACGGTGGTGGAATGAGGAAATCTGAGAAAACATTCTGGCGATTATTGAAAAGCCATCTGCCCAAAGGTTGTGATCACCAGCGTATTGAGACCGGCAGTACCGGGCGGGGTATCCCCGATGTGAACCTATGCAAGGACGGAGTTGAAATATGGGTAGAACTTAAGGTCGTGATTGGGCGCAGTATCGATTTGTCCCCCGAGCAAGTGGCGTGGCATTATAGGCGTAATGCAGCGGGCGGTACGACCTGGATAATGGCTCGCGACGTTGCTGACGGTGCTCGCAAGGGTAAGTATGATCGAATTTACCTTTGGTGCGGGTCACAGTCTATCGAAGTTAAGAAACAGGGTGTAGACGCTCCAGGGGCATTTGTATTCGAATCCCCATATGAGTGGGATAAGATCATGGATAAACTATTTGGAGTAGTGTGGTAATGGAACGATGCAATCACTGCGACTTTTGGGATCAGCTTTCGGATCATCCCGACATGGGAAAATGTATGCTGGACCCACCCACGGTCCTTTGGGACCATAATCGGGGGAAATCTGTAAGCCAGTACCCCCTCACTCGGACGACTGCCGGGTGTTCTCAACATATAGAAAGGAGCCCGTGATGGCGAAGAAGAAAGAGAAGATGACTGTAGCGGTCTTGTTGGATCGCTCAGGAAGCATGGAGGAGTGCCGGGACACCACGATTGATGCCTACAACGAGTATATCAAGGGGCTTACTTCGGCAAAGGCCCTTACCGTTTCGGTTTCCCTTACGCTGTTTGACAGCGAGGGCATCGATCTCCTGTATGGCGACACACCTGTCAAAAAGGTGCCCAAGCTGGATCGGGAGGCGTTTGTGCCTCGGGCACTTACCCCGTTGTATGACGCCATTGGCAAAACCATCCACGGGATGAAAAAGAGCAAGGGCAAGATAACCTTTGTTATTTTGACCGACGGCATGGAAAACGCCAGCAAGGAGTACAATCGGGAGGCCGTGAGAAAACTGCTGCTGGCACGGCAGGAGGAAGACGGCTGGTTGGTGGTCTACCTAGGCGCAAACCAGGACGGTTGGGGTGAGGGCATGGGCCTTGGTGTAAGGTCAGGCAACGCCATGACCTACGGCACCGGCAACGTCAAGGAATCGTTTGCCATGGTTGGCCGTGTGTCGGCATCCTATGGTAAAAGCGGCCTCACGCACAACACTAACTTTACTGACGACGAACGCACGAGGGCGGTGAAATGAATCGGCGCGAGCTAATCATAAACCTGCTCACCCTTCCGGCCGCTCTGGCCGGGGGGCTCGCAGTCGGCGCGGCGGTGAAAGCTGCCCGCCGTTCGTCGGATAAGTTGCAGGAGGTTTTCAGCGAGGTTTCAATCGGCTCTTGCTGCTATCAAGTCACAGGGCGAAGCCCTGATGGCAAATGGGTTACGAAGATGGTTCCGATCACGGGGACCGAACCCGTGGATCAAGCATTCGTCTTTGGTTACACCGGGCTAACGGAAATTCGCCGTATTGTCCAAGTGCCGAAGAGCTGGACCCATGGCAACTCGTAAAGTCGCAACGATCAAGCCACCGAGCCAACGGCATCGCTCCACGTCCATTGGGCGTGGAGCGAATAGCCGCCCGGCGAACAAACACAAGCGCCGGTCCTGGAAACGCTATCGGGGGCAGGGTTAGATCCAAGGAGGAATGCCGTGCTGCGGCTGTTGGGGCTGTTGGAGAGGATCAGGAGAATGTGGTGTCCATCCAGGATATCCCGGTCCTGTCGGCTGCGGAGGCAAATTCGGGGGCTGGGGGCCAACTCCCGGAGGTCGAGGTGTTACGCCGGGGAGAAGGCCGGGATTGATCGGAGCGGGGGCCCAGTCGGGAGGGAAAACCAGACCTGGATGATGCGGAGGTTGCGGCATTATACCCGCGTTGATCTGATTCTGTTGATTCTGCAATGTATTCGAGTTGCCGCCACCATTGTTGGTCATGGTGGACAACATAGCCAGAGGGCCGGTCCCTGCGGCGTAGGTGTTCCCAGAACTCTGAATATCCCCAGGTCCTTCAGACATCCAATAACTTCCATCAGGCAATGAATTAAAGGCACCGCCCGGTTGATTGTTGCCAGGGAAGGGCGGCATGGGAGTCGCGCTGTTGCTAGCGGCGGCGTTCGGGACACTGCCTGGGAGATTGTTGTATGGATCAAAGGGGCCGCTTATAGGTTCACCTGTTGCAGAGAAACTATTGCCCGAACTGGGAATATCATTAGGACTTTCTGGTACCCAATAGTCTCCGGTAGGGAGGGGCAGGGCTCCTTCCACCGTGGTCCAATGTGCGTCAACAGGAATAGGCTCGTTAAAGGTATTTCCTGAACTGGGTATATCATTGGGACTAGTTGGCAACCACCACTGACCATCGTCTAAAGGCTGGGCTTCTGGGAGATGATATCCAGGATCGAACGCCAGGTGTTCTTCAGATGCAGATGGGGGCGAGGTGCCGTAAACGTTCGGGATTGTATCGTCATAGGTTGGAAGATCAAACGAAGTGGAAGTAGATGCGGGTGTGGAAGGGGGAGGAGGACTATAGGTAGAAATTAGATCATCATATGTTGGAAAATTAAATGAATAAGAGGGGCCGGTAGGAGCAACAGGAGCCGGAGAGCCATAGAAATGACTCATTGCACCCGCATAGGTAGGAAGATTTAACATTAGGCTAGGTTAGCTAGATTTGTTGTCTTTTGCAAGGTTCCGTCGCCGCCATTTTTCTTCATCCTTAAGCTCGGCAATATCACTACGGATCCAATCAATGGTCGTTTCAAATTGTTGAGCTTCAACACTGATTTCATCCAATCGTTTCCATTGTACAGCGACTTGTTTGGCTAGCTTTTCGATCTTTTCAGTGTTGGCCTTCAATCCATATTTTACAGTAAACCATGCTCCTGCCACGGTGACTAACACACCACCGATAGTAATCAGTGTTCGCAAGATATTCAAGTCATCCATGGCCGAATCATAGCGGTGGCTGGCCCGTGGGGCAAGTCGCCGTTGGGGGCGCATTACGGGCCACGGGTGGCTGTCTTGCGGTTGTGGGGCCAATAGCGCCAATCTGAGGGGTAATCCCTGCCCAGGTTAGCCGCTTAGTAGGGGGAGCTAGGCTTTTTGGGGTAAGGGTGCCGGGGGGCAAGCTGAGTGCTGTACGGGCAATCGAGGGCAATCGAGGGGTAAAGATAAAAAACAGGCAAAATAATAGCCCCAGACCGAAGGCTGGGACTATTAGATAGGTTAACTGTGGCAGTCAACCACAGATACCCAGTAATGATCCGGTATGGTGGGGATGATGGAATCGACATGGTTGACCCAGTCATTTATCTCCCTAGTGAAGTCCTGCTCCCGCCATTCTTCGTCCAAAAGAATGGCGTATGGACACAGATCCTTTTCCCATATTGTCTTTAACTGTCCCACCTGCATTTGATCGCTGCCATGAGACTGCCAGGACGTCGGCCATAGGGTTTTGGTTCCGGTCCCATTGCATCCGTTGCAGGGGCCGTCAACAAACTTGTCCTTGCGAATGCCCGTGCTGTTGCACAACTCGCAAGGGGCCTGATGTTTGGGATCCTTGTTGGGGTCGTACTCTTTATCCAGCACCCCGGTCCACCGACCGCCGAGTTGATACCAGTCCCATTTGGGAGCTTTGCAGTTGGGGGCGCACTCATTGAAAGGGGCGAGTGCCCGCTCCAACTCGTTACCCTGATCATCGGGTTCGCCAGGGGTGATAACATAGACGAGATAGTGTCCCATGATTCTTCCTTTCTTCTTTCTAAAAGGACCCCCGCCCGGAGGCGAGGGTCAAGTTCAGGGAGGTGCCTAGCCCGCGAGGGGAACTAGGCGACCTCAGCGTACTCCATGGCGTACTCCAGGGCCAGCTCCTTACGGCGAGCGCCGCCGCCAAACCATGTGGAGGCCAGGATGTTGGTGCTATCCTGGTAGCTGATCCGCATGTGATCCTCGAAGTAAGTCACACCGTTGAAGGCTCCCCACCACGTACCCCGAGAACCTTTGAGGTCCGCGCCGGGGGCCATCTGGATGGCCTCCAACACCGACTCGCTGCTGGGGGTGAGGTTGTCCACCAACTGCTCGTTGGCGGCAAGTTCCTTCTTGGGCTGGTAGACACGGGCGACGAACTCCATAATGTCGTCGGCCGTGGCCTTTTTCTTGGACAAGTGCTGCGCCATCTCCTTAAAGGTGGCGAGCTGGTCACCGGCCAACCCGAGGGCTTGCTCTGCGGCCCGTTGCACGTCAGCGTCGAAGGCTCGTACGTGGGGCATCCTAAAGGCCGTGCCCTTTTTCTTGCCCGAGGCACCGATAGCCATGGTCAGGGTGTTGTTGCAGACCACCCGGATGGGGGTCAGCCTGACTTGGTTACCCTTGCCCCAGACGTGGGCCGAGTGATACAGGAGGTAGCCCTTCATCTGATCGCCCTTGACAATGTCGAAGTCGTCGGCAAAGCGGGCCAGTACCCAGATTTCGGTGCCGCCCTTGAGGGAACCACAGGTTTCCATGGTCATGGAGCCCGCCTTGCAAAACTTGTCAACGAACTCGAAGACTTCTTTGTTCTGCACGGGCACCCACTCGGGGCCGACGGGGCCAAAGACGTCGTCTACGGGATCGAACTTACCGTTACCGTGGTCGCGAATCAGCACTCCGTACTCGCTGTCCCGCTTGCCGCTGACCACGACGTTTTCGCCGTTGGGCAATTGGGTAAACATGGGCTGCCGGACGACTTCCCAATCCAGCCCGGCGGTTTTCATCCACTTGAGCGCGGGCATCCCCGGCTCCATCTCCGTGCCCAGACCGTGCCAGGGTTTTTCGGAGATCCACGCCATGTTGGCGTTTTCAATTTCATGCGACATGTTGTACCTTTCTGCTTTCTGTGGTGAACATTGTAGAAATATTGTACCATGCGTACCGGGGCGGAGGTATTGGAAAATGGCCCAAATCAGGAACTGTTTTCGTCTACTCCACAAATTCAAAGGCGTTGTCGGTAAGCTCCTGGGCGATAGCGATGGCCTCGTCATAGCCCTTGGCAGACATCATGCGGTTGACGCCCGCCTGGGCTTCATCCTTGGAAAGACCTATCTCCTTCATGTACTTTTTCGTCTGGCCAATGATGAAGAACACATTGCCCTCCGGCCCGGATTTACTTATTCTCATTGCGTTTCCTCCATTGAGCTCAGCGCCAGTTGAGGCCGAGCTAGGGTCCAGTCAATGTTGTGTCTCCTTATGATAGGTGAGGTATTCCATCGCCTTGTGATACATGGTGAGCAACATGCCGTTGAGAAAAGCAAACTGCTCGTTGAGCTGGGTATGGGCGGGGGAGGTATCGATCACAATGTCCGTGATATAGATAAACATCCCCTCCATGGCCATGTGGGTCTCGTTCAGATCTATTAACTCGGCGAACACGGGATCCAAGGCCTCCTGGATTTTGGTGTGGATTTGCTCCCGTCGGATTTCATCCATTGCCGATGGCCCGTTGACTATTGCGGGCAACTTGGGTGTCCAGGCCCACTTTGTCCCCGGCATCACGGCCATCCAAATAACCGGCCATATTCCCTGTCCGAGTCTTGCGGGCCGTGGCGGTTTTTGTCGGGCCAAAGGTGTCCTTAGAATACCGCGCCACGGCCTGTGACATGGTCTCGTAGAGCGCTGGGAGGTTGCCGGGGTTGGAGGAAGAAGGCGTTTGCTGCGCTTGCATTCGCTCCCGTAACCGGGTGGACACACGCGCCGCGCATCCCTTGCGGAAAGCGCCATCATAGGTGTTGTCCTTGAACCCGCAGTTCTCCAAGGTTGCGGCGCGAGCCAGCTTGATAACCGTGGTTGTGAGGTACTCGGCCATGAGGCAGGTCGCAGCGGAGTTGGCCGCTGTACCGATGATATAGTGGTACGTCCCGTGGCCTTGGGTGGAGTACATGTAGTCACAGAAGTTGAGCTTGGCCGTCGCTTGCCAAAGGTGTCGTACCCACGGCGACTTGTGCTTGGTGGTCGCATTGGCGTGGCCGATGGGATCCGTGGTGGGGGCACCCGTATCAGGATCCGGCACCTGGGCGATGGTGAGGTTATGCTTGGTAAGCAGGTCGTTAGCCCGCTCGGCGGCAAGCGCTGCCTCATGCTCGTTGGAACTGGTCGCCAAGGCCAGGAGCTTCTGGACTTTGGCGATAACTTGCTCGTGCGTCATGGCTTTCTCCTTTCTGCTGCATACCATGTAACAGTATGGCATAGGCGGGGCGGCGGAGGTATTGGATTTATTTGTTGGTTTTCAGGAATCGCATGACCAACATTTTGATGAGCTGATGTTTGGTAGGACGGATACCCGTTTTGCGTTCCATCAGGTTTTGCGCTCGCTCGACCATGTCCAAAGTCGGCTTGAGCACAGCGATACTGGTTCGTGGAATTTGTGCCATTATTTCCATTCCTTCAGTGAGAGGTTTGATGTGGACTCGATGTGGAGCCCGAGACGTTTACGACCGACTTCGGTCGTGAACTTTCGGTTAGCGGCTTCAACGGCTGATCGTAATGGAGTAAGGAGGCTGGTCCAAACAGCCTTGACTTTATTATGACGTTCCCATGCGGCTTCCATCGTAGCTGGGATGGAAAATGGATTGTCGCCCAACTTGGGAGCGTTGGCGACAGCTTGCTCCTGATCGGCGCGTATGGCGTCCATATCGCGCCACTTTTCGTTGAGATCGGCTTGGGGGTCCTTCATGTGTTGTCGCCTCCGACTAGGATGGTGAGAGTTATCGGTTGAGGGCCTCCTCTTCAAGAGTGTCCCATTCACGGGCGGTGATGCGGTCGTATATAGATGCGGGACAGGAATGGCCGCTGAGGAAGCAGAGCTCAAAGTCCTCGGCATATGGATAATTAATGCCGACATCTGGCTCTGCCGGGGCGATACCGGCGGTAACCTCCACGGGGAGACCACCGAGTATCGTTGTTTGGAAGGTGACCTGGGTCATTTGATGGCCACCGTTTCGTCGTATGGGGTGCGGGTGATGGTGACCGGGCGACCATTGTCCGGGGTGGCGTGGCGGACCATGTATTCCTTGACACCCTTGCCCCTGTCGTGAAGGGTATCCTTGTGGACAAGGTGGGTGTCGTTCCAATCAGGGTTGAGGGCCTGGAATTGCTCCCAAAAGTCAGCGGCACCCTCGGCGGACGTAAAATCAAAGCAAATACGGTGAATTGTCATAAGTTTTAAGGCCCGTAGGGCCTCTCCCTTTGCTGGGGGTAGGTAGGTGCCGCCCGCACGGGCTCTTGTGCCTTAGCGGGCGGCTGGGGCGGTCGGGCACGGGCGATTACGCCCGGTTTAGCAGCGGCAAAAGTTTCTTGCAGAGCCGGTGCTCGGGGTTTTGCTGGTAAGCGAGGAAAAACAAGTCCTGGAGGTCCTGCTTATCAAAGCCCCCGTTAAGACCCTGGCCGCGCTTGTGGTGATGCAGGTAACCGCGGAGCGCCCATTTGACCGTCTCGGGGACATTACCGGCTTCTCGCCACTGGCCAAGGGACTGGGAGCCATTGGCGTAGCCCATAGCTTCAATCGCCTGGGTCGGGGGGATGGCCAGAGTCTCCTGAATGTTTATGAGAATTTGCTCCACCTCGCTAAAGGGGACCTTTTTGTACTGACGTGTGACCATTAGGGTTATCCTTTCTGTAATGGTGCTTATAGTATGGCATACCATGGGGCTAGGAGGTATTGGATAATTTGGCTGCTTTCCGTCGGGCGCGGGCCTCCTGTCGGCGTCGGTTGCGCTCTGCTTTGAGTTCGTCTGGGGTGGCGTCTACGGGGAGAGGAATACGATGGGAGCGCGTGATAGGTTTGGTCGGAGGCGGTGGCTGGCGGTTGGGGTCTGGTGGAGGCTCGGTGGGGCGACGTGGTGGATCGATGATGGAGCCGTAGAGGGTGGAATAATCCATCAGGAGGTTGGCCAAGGTGGTGCGAGGAAGAGAGACCGTGCGGCTGTGGGAATCGGCCAGGGTGTGAAGTTTGCTGAATTCAGTGTCGGTGAGGTGGAGTTTAGGCTGGGTCATACCGAGCTTTCAGACGCTGTTCAATCTGGGCTCGCTCATAAGCGAGTTGCCGCTGGGTAAGGCCGGTCATGATAGGGCGGCGGGTGCGCTTGTCAAAGATGGCCCAACTGTAGGCATCGTCGCCTTCGTACTTGCGGGCGGTCGTGTGTTTGTATTTAGTCATAGGACGATCCTGAACGGAGGGATGTTTGGATGGTGCCACAGTCAGGACACCTAAAGGTCAGTTGATCACGACCCTCAAAGTCCTCGGCGATGTTCTGTATGTCCACGTCGGACTCGTCGAAGAACTCGGAACACTTGGTGCAGTAGACGTTGATGTGGGTCATTTGCCTAACTCCTCTAGAGTAGAGGCACCAGAGACATTTCCAAGTCCAGGAAGTTGGGCAAGCGATAGTAGGTGGCGGGCATGGAGCCCTCGCGGAGGCGGAGGTAGATGTAGTGGGTGTCGTAGTAGATATGAATGAAGTTGGGCAGTTCGGATTGGGAAGTTAGGGGCTGACAGAAATGGTAACACTCCTCCCAACCGTTGTCGCTGTCCACCGGGGGGTCTTGGGATGTGTCTTCGGTCCGGGGGTCGGGGTGGTGCTGATCAATGCGGAGGGTGGGGGATGGCAGAGCTTCCAGGATATTCCACATGGGAGCGAAGAAAACGGTGTTGTTGAGCTGGAGGTATATGTCGGTGACGGTTGTGCGACGCCAGGGCCGGGGCGGCGGGGGATCCATGAAAGCGAGGGCCAGATAATAGATGATGGTAATGGTAGGAAGATCGTCGGAATACCAGTGAGCACAGGCATACTCATGATCGGCGGTGTAGTCCCCGCCTAGGACGGGGCAGTCAGGAATGCCGATAAGGCGGGCCAGATCCTCGTTGGAATAACCGAGAGTGGCGTGGGGCGGGCCAAGTTCGGGATGGTGGGCGTCCGTCCGCAGGTCCAAAGCAAGGGAGTAAGCGTAATCGTTGCACTTGCTGTCAGGGGTGTAGTCGGGGTTGCTGATGATCATACTATGCTCCATAGTTCGGTGTGAGTGGTTGTGGGGACATAGAGCGTCATGTTGCCGTAGTCGTTGACGTGCAGGACCGGGGTTGGATGGTTGGGGGGGATTTCGGAAGTGTCGTTGACTTTGAGCAAGGTGCCGTCGTGTATGTCGTCACGGATTTGGTCATGGTCCGGCCAAAAGCCGAAGTCGGAACCATCGCCCACGTGTGCGCCGAAGTAAAGGTACGGCGGGGCATGGTCGTTGAGAATATCCGACATGGTGTTGATAAAGTCCTGTGCCTCTTCGGAATTCCACCAAGGGTCGTCGTCCGTGGCGGGCAGGATGGTGAATAAATGGGACAGGGCTTCATCGTAATCGCCGGTGTTAATGGCGCAGATGGCGTCTCTGAAAGCTGGTATCAGATCCTGCGGACGCAGCGTGGCGTGGCTGATGGTGCCGATGGTGGGGCTATGAGTGGGCATGGCCGTCCTCCTCTATGCCGATGATCATATTGTGGTAGGGGATCATCGCGACTTGGGGCTCAAAGATGAGCGGAAAAACCGTGCGGCGAAAAGCGAGGAAACTGGGCGCTATGCGACGGTCACGGTCGTAAAGTTGGAGAAGAGTGGTGAGCTGTGCGCGGTTGAGTTTCATCTATCATACTCCATGTTATCGGGAAGACGGAGGTAATGGTAGTCGTGGGGGCCTATTTCCGGGACGGTTTGGATACCGTGGTCGCGGAGCAAGGCTGCGGCCATATCGGGGAACAGGCTGGTGTCATCGGTATCCGTGGGAAAAAGAATGTACCCGGCGCGGTTCATCCGCTCATGCAAGGCTGGCATTTGCCGATGGTTAGTGAGTAAATAACCCGGCATAGAGATATCCAAGGGCAGCAAATCGCCGTTGGGGTCTTGGGGTATGGCGATGAAGTGGGTCATACGAGGCACTCCGTAAAGGCTTCGGGGGATTCGCCAGCACCGATAAAGCGCAGGTGGTGCCAGCCTGTGTCGTGGTCGTAAACGGGGGCTGTGCGGATGCTGTGATCGTCCCACAGGTCGTTGATAGTGGCGAGCAGTTTGTGGGTGTCGTTGGTGGAGGTTTCGGCGAGGGAATACCCGGCGCGGTTCATCCGCTCGCGGAGAATTGGTTCCTCGCGGGGGAGCTCAGGCCACAGGGCGTCGGCCGTGACCAATAGTGGGGGGAGGGGGGTGTTGTCCGGATAGCCGTGGGGGATGGCGATGTACTGGGTGAGAATGGGCATGGGTCACAGCTCCTGGAGATGTTCGGTGATGATGTACTTGGCCTTGTTGATGAACTGCCGTGCAGACTCCAGGCTGGCTGGGGTCTGCATTGCCTGGAGCTCCTGGGCATCCGACAACAGGGACATGGCCATCATGCGGGGGCCGCTGATGGCGGAGGCTACGGCGTTGTCGATGTCGGCGGAAGTGCAGCCGAACATGGATGTTTGGGCTGCGGCTCGCTCGGCGGGGGTGTAGGACATGGCGATGGGCTCCAATGTTTGTTGAGAATAGGTTACTGTTTACATGGTAGCCCATAGGGGCGGGCGGAGGTAGTGGATATTGGGGGTAGTCAGGAGGTGCGCCAAATGCGGACGCCCGTGGGGGCATCGCGGGTTATGCGGGTGACGAACTTTTTATTGACGTGCTGACGTCCTATTGTGGCCAGACGGTTTTGCATTTTGTTGAGTTCGTCGGCAGGGGCCGGGACAAAGAAACTGTCACCGGGCTGGAGCTCGGCGAGGGGATACTTGTGCTTACGTGGCCGACCCCGCCTGGGAGGCGGGACCGGCACGTTGCTTTCTATCTTGTAAGTGGTCACGATGCGGGGACCATGACGTTAAAGTAGGTGTTGAGTACCTTGTGGATAAGGTCGTTATCCGACCGGCAAAGGGTGGGAATATACTCGCCCGTGTGCATAAAGGCGATTTCCTCCGGCACCATGTAGTCTAACGTACCCTCCAGATTGTGGAGGTCGTCGACGGTGGGGTAGTCGGAGGGATAGGGCCAGTGGTTGCAGACAACCCGTGCGACATATTGCTGGGTGGTCATGGCCGTGTCGTGGACACCGTTGTCCAGGGCGATTTCCTGGAAGGCGATGTCAATGTTGGGAAACTCAGGGTGTGTCATGGTAGCTCCAATCAATGGTTGTTGTACTAGGGTGGGGGGTTAAGTCCCCGCCCGCTAGATGCGAGCGGGGGAGGGTTGGGTGGAGGTTACGGGGTGGCGGACCAAGCGATGATCCGCACCGGGGCGGAATCGGCCGGGTTGTCTATGATAACGGGGCCGCTGTGGTCGTGGGGGATTTGATCAAGCGTTTGGACCAGGAGCAACTTGCCGTTGTCCACATCCTCGTTGATGGTGAGCCAGTCCGGCCAAAAGCCAAAGTTGTTGGGATCGTTGGGGTGGACACCGAAGTACTGATAAGGTGCCGCCGTGTCGTGGAGAGCCATAATGAGCTCGTTGATATAGTCGCAGGGATCCTCAGGCATTGGTGTGGGAGGGGTGGGGGTGGTGTGAGCTCGGGCGGCGAGTTCCTTGGTGGCGATGGCGATGAACTCCTCGTCCGGTGTGGTGGAGGAAAGAAGGTGTCCTTGGGTTATCATGGTAGCTCCTTTGTCGTTAGGTTGGCATTAGTATATGGTAGCCCATGGGGTTTTTGGATTGCAAATGGATAATTAAGGGTGAGTAATAACAATGGGTTAGGGGGAGGGATTTGTACAGGGGGAGGGGGACGGTCACTGTTTTTACAGGATTTATTGGATCAGGCGAAAAAACGGATTCAAGGGCGTTTAATGCTATCTAATACTCGGCAATACCGTTTTTCCCATCGCAAAGCGTTGCTGAGCGCGGGTTGGTGACAAAAGGTATTAGAGTATTGCTAGTATTGTTTTTTGACAGTATTTAGATTGATTCGAGAAATCTCCAGAGGCGTAAAATAGCAATACTCTAATACCTTGAATTCATAAGTCAGGGAGGGTAAGACATTGGATGTTTCAAAATCGTATTAGAAAGTTTTACCGAGGTATTAGTAACGAGAAAAAAATTGTTTGTTTACGAGTTGGATTCAAAAGGCAAGATATAAGTGTCTGTTGTTCAGGGGATATAATTTATTTACGCTACGCGAGGTCCGGTGGCGGACGGACGTGGACGTAAATATTATTTACGTGAAAGGAGGGAGTCGTGAAGATATTGGACGGCGTGGAGAAGGGGCTCGTCAACGGGAAAGGGAGGGCGGTGAGTCGGACGTTGTTGGAGGAAACCCTCCACGAGCTGGAGGGCGATATAGCCAGCGTCGCCGACCGCCTCGGCCTCGATTATATTCCCCTGAATCATCACATTTACAAAGACTATCGCCTCCGGGATATCTGCCTCGGCTATCGTCAGTCGTTAGTGGACATGGCCGAGGGAGTAGTTCGCGGCGAACTTCGTCAAAGGAGTTTCAAGGCAGCAAAGTTTGTCTTATCAACATTGGGAAAAGACCGAGGCTATGTACCGAAAACAGAATCCCAATCAACACAGATAGTCCATAAGACAGAGTCCAAAATGGATCTGACAAAGCTCTCGCCCGAAAAACTACGCCAGCTACGCGGTCTCGTAGAGGAAGCGAACCAGGAGCCGGTGACGATCGACCAGATCCCCGACGAATAGCCGACCATCTCAAGATTCGACAAGCGCGCATAATAATCTAGGGATGATGGATTATCTTTTCAGAGACACCGGTCACGATCACTCTCACGTGTCCATAGAATGTCGCTCGGCAACCATGGATTGTCGTTGTCACTCTCTCTTCTTCTCTTCCCTCAGGATTATGCCATAATCCTGACCGGATCATCTCCCCCCCACGCTACGAGAGACATGGGCCGTTACTGGCACAATCGTCAGGATTTTGGCCATTATCCCGTTGCCATGACGCTTGCCATGGGGTACCATGGTTACAGTTACATTGCAGTGATGTAACAGCCATGAGAAAGGATTAATGACATGGCATCCAAGACCCAAAAGACCGAGACCCCCGCCCCTGCCGTCCGCGCGACGGATCTTACCGCCTGCAAGATCGTGGTCAAGGACCCCAAGGCGTCCGCCGCCCTGGTGGACCGTCACAGCCGGGCGCGCACCGCGAGAAACCAGCGGTGGCACATCCTGGTCAGCATGGACGGCAAGACCATTGCCGACTACTACAAGGCGGCGAGGGAGGCTGGCGTCCCGGTCTCGGCCAACAATCCCATCCGGGCCGCGTCCTTGGGGATCATCGGCTTGGTCACCGCGTCGGGTGACGACTGGACCAAGGCCAATACGGCGGCTGTCCTGAAACACGCACCCGCCGCTGTCCGCAAGCAGTTGGCTGCGTCCGCCAAGTAGCCTATCAACCACGGCCAGGGTCTTCGGACCCTGGCCATCTTTTTGGAGAAGTGTGATGAAGCACTCCCGCAAGCCCGGTGTCTTGAGTAAGGACGGCACACCCTACGCGCCTTCGTCACTGTTCGTCGTTAATAAAGACGGATGGCAGACTCCTTATAACTATACTCCGCAATCTGTCCTTGCCGCGTTTTTGAGCGACAAGGTCGTGAAGATTATTCTTACGACGGAGGACAATGTGGAGCACACCGTCGTGAAGTAGTTTGTCATGAGCCCCGCTGTCTATGGACGGCGGGGTTTTGATTTGCCTAGACTGCCGATGAATCGCCGATGGTCTCAAGATTCGACAAGCGCGCATAATATTCGCATGAGGACGAGAGACGATCGGTCGTCTTCCGATCACGACTACGATACACATATCAATGGATCCACCGCCAGCCGCCGGTGTCCGGATTTTAGCATAATCCTGACGCGGACGCTTGCCGCCGGGCAAAAGGTGACGTCCTAATTTTCGCTGCTATTTTGTTGCCATGCCGGGTGCCATGGGCTAACATGTACGTACATTGCATATGGCAATGCACACAAGCAAAGGGTAAGCACATGTTTAACACATGCAAAATTACTACCAACAAAAACACGGTTGCCACGTTGGCGGCTGCCGCACGGCCCGGCACGGCCCGTGCCCAGCGGTGGGCCATACTGGCCACTATGGGCGGCCAAACGGTAGCCGCCTACTACGCCAAGTGCCGGGCGGCGGGTTGCCCGGTAAGTAGTAATAACCCCATACGCGCTGCCGCGCTGGGGGCCATAACGCTAACCTTGCCCAACGGCACCAATTGGGCAACGGCCAACCCGGCCACGCTGGCCAAACATGCCCCGGCCAGCATACGTAAGGCCATGCTGGCCAAGGCGGCTGCGGCCAAGTAGCCGGGCCAGCCGGGCCGGGGGCGCGGTGCCCCCGGCCCGGCACCCCCAAAAAAATTTTGGAGATACTTAACTAACTTTTGCATGGCCGGAATCCCAGAACTTTCGCCCTTGCATCTCCGCCCACCTCCCCCTACCCTTACCCCCTATTCGATCTTCGAAAAACGAAAGATCACATGTCCGCACTCGATAAGATCATTCGTCAACTTCCTTTTGAAAAGCTTCTCAAGCTTTTTAAGTCCACCTCTCGTGGACGAGGCGCCCTTTCCAATCTTTCTCCTGAAGGTATCAATTCACTTCGAACCCGATCTCCCAATGAAAGGACAGCACTCAGTACTCCTCGAGAATTCTTGAATCTCGCATACCCTGTTGAAAAATGGAGTTCGCCTGAAGATAGATTCCTGATAGATCAAATTAAAGACAATTGGGATCAAGGGCTTAATAATATTCCCATACTGGGAATTGAACGATTCCCCATGTCCCATATTACAGATCCTTTCATACGCGAACTCTCAAAAGATATCTCACAATATGAAGATGCTTTTGAAATGACAGCAACTGAATCTAACCGTCATCTATTTGATTTAAATCTTCGAAAAATGTTTGACAAACGTCGTCAATATCAAGAAAAAGCGTATGAGTCGGATATAGCAGCGGTGACTGGACATGAGGGGCGACATAGGGCAAAACTAGTGGCCGAAGAGTACGGTGAAGATTTTCCTTTTATCTTTAATCTTTCCGATGATTTAAATTCCCCCGTATTTTATGACGATAAACTTCTTCCTGTTCCTCGCATACTCTACGATGAATCATTACCAGCAGACTTTGATCCTTTCAATCTTCCTCTCCCACGAAACATGCCCGATATTCTCGGCGCCCTCCCACGCCCCACCGACAAGCGCAAGTTCGCCTAACCATGCCCGCCCTTGACAAATTAATTAGACGACTCGCTTCTTCAGAAGTTCTCGAAAAACTTTTGTCCACGCCCCGTGGCCGACAGGCGCTCTCACTTCTTGATCCACAAGCTCATCAAAATATTCTTCGCCGGGATCCCTATTCCATGCACGCGATTTCATCTCCTCGAGAATTCCTCGATCTAGCGTATCCCGTCAAGGATTGGAATCACCCCGAGGAAATCGCAAAGATCAAAGCTATCCGTGATAACTGGGGGGCTGGACTTCGTGAAATTCCCTTCCTCGCTACTCAACGTCACAAAGAATATATGCGAGATACTTTTGATGATCTTGACTACGAAGTATACCCCCCGTCTTTTCTAAAATGGTTGGATACCCCACGAAACATGCCTCTTATCGATGATCACCAGGGCAGGCACCGCGCGAAATTGATAGAGCAACAGTACGGCCCTGAACATCCTTTTCTTATTGAGTTAGAATTAGGTGAAGATGTTTTTTCAAATCCCCAAACCAGGATTTTTCCTGAAAATTATCTAGATCGTATAATTGATTTCCCAGACAAAGATCCCACCCGTCCCCCTCTCAAGGATATCCTCGGCACTCTCCCTCCCTCCTCCGCTGCCCTAACCGATGTAGCCTGATGCCCGCCCTTGATAAACTTCTTCGTTTACCCCAAGTTCGAAGGGCCATTGAACGATTGCTCATTGATCCCCCTTCTAATCGCAATCGATATGCGGGAGGTTCGCTAGATTCCAACATATTGTCATTCCATGAAGATCCCCCGCTTCCCCGACAACGTGCTCCAAAGCTGGGATCTTTTACTCGAGAACTCAAACGAAACTATTCTTCGCCCTTTATGGTTGATAAATCATCCTCGCCTCCTTCCCCGGCTATGATACAACGGGCGATTGACTTCTCAGATCCGTATATCTTCTATCACGACCGTCCACGACTTCTCGATCTTCCCTCTGACACCAATATATCCGATATACTCCCGAATTGGGAAGAATGGCTGAAATCCCAGTGACCGTTCTTCCCGGCCCCAACACTCGCCCTTCCCACCCCAGCCCTTTTCAACTGACTGGACTTTATCGGAAACTTCTCACGGAACTTCCCGCACCGGTCCTTGACACTATTCGAAAAATTATGATTCAACTTGAAAAGGATGCGTTGAAAAAACGTTCTCCCAGTCTCGAACACATGGGATTCGGTGTTTCTCGCCCCAGCTTCCCCGAACCCCTAGGAATTCAGCGAGGAGCTCCCGGCCAAGTTCAAATCCCCGATGAATCTGAAGCTATGGAGTTTCTCACCACCCCCTTTGACCCTGAAACCAGACTTTTCACTGTTCATCCTCATTCAGACATCATGCGAAACGCAGAGACAAAAGAACTCTTTGAAAACCCGCTCCATGAGTTTTTCTCACCTAGCGATCTTCAGTTCATGGAACACCCCCAACTTCCGAATAGGTTCAACACAGAACATTTCAAGTTCAAAGGGCGTGCGCTACCTGAAGTTTCCCCTGGGGATCCCACTATTCGATCATATCGTCCGAAGTATCCGGGCCGTAATCGCCGAGAACTCGTCGAGAATCTTTTCCCCGAAGGCCGCTGGCTAGATGAACTGGACTATGGTATACCGATCACTTCAGATCCCACCGCTATCGCCAAGCGATGGGAAGATCTAGCCAAAGACGATTGGTTTGATTATACGATCTTTGAATAAGGTTAGGAGCTCTCCCATGACTTCCCCCTCCACCACGATCATGATCAACCGCGAGGATTTCGACGCTCACGCCTCCGATCCCTCAAAATTCGAGTCCTACCTCCGATCCCGTGGGAAACCGCCTACCTTCCCCTACACGACCAACGGTCGTCGAGTGACTTGGGGACCCCCGGCCCCCACCGACGACGCCCCCACCGACGAAGACCTCGGCGTCGACACGCCCACGGCCCCCGCCCCCACGGGTTCTTCTTCCTCTGCAACGGCAGACGAGGACGACAAACCGTTGCCCCTGACAGACATAGATTTCACCAAGTTCAACAAGACGCAGCTCCGCGACTGGATCTTCCAGCAAACGTCCACTCGTCCGCCGCGCTTCCACAAGAAGGACACTCTCATCGCCACCGCCGTCCAGATCCAAAACGATGGCTAGTCTCCCACCACCCGGCGCACGTCCTCAGTCACCTCCACCCCTCTACCAGTTGGCAGGGTTCAAACGACGTGCGCTTGAAGACCTTTCAGCCCCGGTGCTGGATGCTATCGCTAAAATTCAAAAATTAATATCTCAGGAAAAGAAAATTCTCAATAGAGAATTCTTAGGATATGGATTTCAAGATCCAAAAAACAGTTCTCTTGAAGACATTATATGGGGTCAAGAAGATAAAGTCTTAGTACTACCGGGTTCGCCGTTCGATATTTTTCAAAAACAGAGCCATTTCGGTAAAAGACCCTTTACCGTTCATAATCACTTGGAAGGTGAACCTCCTTCAGAAGAAGATCTTAATCAGGCTTTTTGGCCCGACCATAGATCCCGTTTTCGTGGAGAACACTATAATTTTGGGAATCTTTTGAATTCCACCCCCCGTGCCGAAAGCATTCAGGCTCTTCCGAAAATAGAAAGTTATGATCCTGAATATTTTAGACGATGGAAACGTGGGTTGGATCTAGGTATGGCAGAAGAAATTTACGGCGAAGACTTTGATCTACCCGACCATGTCATACGTGAAAATCTACGCCGCTTCGCCGATGAAGATTGGTTCAACTACACCGTTTTCGAATAATCATGGCCTCCCTTCCCCCACCTTCTTATCGCCCCCAGCACCCTGATCTATTTCAGCGGGCGAAGTTTTTGCGGCGAGGATTACAGGACCTTCCTGCGCCGGTACTAGATGCTATTGCTAAGATCAAAAAGGCGTTGGAACGAGATTTTCGTAATCGTGACATTATCGATCGCGAATATTTCGGGTATGGCTATGAAGGTACGTCACCCTTATCCAGGATAATTAGGGGTGAAAAAAATGCAGTTGAGATTAAACCGGGCAGTGATGAGCATAATTTCATGACCTTCCCCGAAAGCCCTGTTCTCGTGCGCCCGGATAGATTCTCCCTTCATAATCATCCTCATTTGCAAGATAAACCGGGTCAAGGATTCATGCTTGGTAATCTAGAACATTCGAAAAACTTTTCTACGGGGGATATTGAAGGATTCATGTCTCCGCAATTTTCAAATAGATTCAAAACAAATAATTATCTGATGGTGGGTGAAGCCAATGATCCCGTAACTCCGCTAGGAGCGGAAGCGATTACGTCTCTTAGGCTTAAACCCCATCCTAATCGTTTTCGATCGCAAGAACATCTGTGGAATACAATAGGTCCACAGATCTATGGAAAATCTACCCCCCACACACCTGAAGAGGTTCAAAGGCAGTTTCGTGAAAAGGCCCTCGAGGATTACTTTGATTTCACCGTTTTCGAATAACGATGGCTAGTCTCCCGCCCCCCGGCTATCGCCCCCAGCACCCTGATCCATTTCAGCGGGCGAAGTTCCTTCGTCGATCTCTTAGAGATATCCCCGCCCCTGTGCTGGACGCTATCGCCCGAATACAAAAGTTGATCGCACGGGAAAAACTCATCCCCGATCGAGAATTTTTAGGATTTGGTTATCAAGACAAAGGGCTATTAGGGATACATAAGGGTCAGCAGGATATGATCATGACGCCCCCTAATTCTCCTTACGGTAGATTTCAAACAAAAAATCACCCCACTGGCTCTAAACCATTCACCATTCATAATCACCCTGGTGCGGAGCCTCCTTCAGAACAGGACTTTAATGCGGGTTGGAACCCCCCGTTCCCATACAATAAGACTGCCGAACACTATCAATTTCCCAGTGATCTAAAGAACTCTCCATTTGTTGAAAGTTTTCAGCAAACACCAAAAACCCGTGAATGGGATCCAAAATCCTTCGAAAGGTGGCCCCGTGGTATTGACCTAGGCATGGGCGAAACAATCTATGGGGAAGACTTCGATCTACCCGACCATGTCATACGTGAAAACCTACGCCGCCTAGCCGACGAAGATTGGTTCAACTATACAGTCTTCGAATAACACATGGCCCGCCTCCCCGTCAAAAAGATCATCCCCGTTACAAAGGAGCTCGTAGACGACGCCCGCGATTTCTTCTCCCGCATCCAAACCCGTGCCCGAGCCAGCTTTAACAAAGTTTGAATGATGATCTCCGATATCCCCCAGGCTGATCTCGAATATCTCGCCAATACCCTTTCTACGTCCGATATCGACCATGCTCTGCAAACACAGTCCATGCACGAGTTTATCAAGGGCTGCTGGCCGACGATCGAACCCGGTCGCAAATACTACGATAATTGGCACATTCAGGCCATCTGCGAGCATCTCGAGGCTGTTGTCCGTGGTGAGATAACCCGGCTCATTATCAACATCCCCCCACGGCATATGAAGTCTCTCACTTGCGCCGTGGCATTTCCCATGTGGGCCTGGATCCAAAAGCCACACATTCAGTTTCTGTTCGCCAGCTATGCCTCCAGCCTCGCTATTCGTGACAGTGTTAAATGTCGACGTCTCCTATCCTCCCCCTGGTTTCAGGCAAACTGGGGTGACCGGTTCCATCTCACAGGGGACCAGAACCAGAAGCAACGGTTTGAGAATAACCACAACGGGCATAGAATATCTACGTCCGTAGGCGGTGCTCTCACCGGCGAAGGTGGAGATATTATAGTCATAGACGACCCGCACAACGTGAAGGAAGCAGAATCAGACGCCGTGCGGCTGGGCACGACCGAGTGGTGGGACACGGCAGTCCCCAGCCGCCTCAATGATCCCAAGACGGGTGCCTTTGTCATCATCATGCAGCGGGTCCACCAGTCTGATCTCACAGGGCACATTCTCAAAAATGCCCCCGACCTTGATGAGTGGACCCACCTGTGCGTCCCCGCGGAATTCGAAAACAACCATCCTCATAAGTTCTACACGTCACTAACCACGGCCACCGCCCAGGAAGATCCTCGCAAAGAGGAAGGCGCGCTCCTATGGTCCGAGCGGTTTGGGCAAAAGGAACTGGATATCCTCAAAACGACGATGGGCAGTTACGCCGCTGCGGGACAGCTTCAGCAACGACCGGCTCCTAAAGGCGGTGGTATTATCAAGCGCAAGTGGTGGCGGAAATGGCAGGATCCTCAATTCCCTGAATTTATCTATGTCCTGCAATCATGGGATACGGCCTATTCAGAACAGGATGTGTTATCCTCATCTTATTCGGCTTGCACCACCTGGGCGGTCTTTCAGTTTGGTTCTCAATATCACTTTATGATAATCCATCGCTATCGCGAGCGGCTTCCGTTCCCTGAACTGAGGAAACATGCCAAGGAACTGTATGCCGAATACAAGCCCGACGCCGTGCTCATTGAGAAGAAGGCCTCGGGTCAGTCTCTCATACAGGATTTAAAGCAAGCTGGAATTCCTGCGTTACCCTATAACCCGGATAAAGATAAGGTGGCTCGTGCTCATGCGGCTTCTGTCTTGCTCGAATCCGGTTTGGTGTGGCACCCTGAGCGTCGTTGGGCCAATGAAGTTATTGATCATTGTGCCGTTTTCCCAGCCGGTGACGGGACAGATATCGTGGACACAGTCACTCAGGCGCTGCTCCGATTCAGGGCAATGTGGTTCGCCGTACCACCTGATGACGAAGACTATGATCCCGACATCCCCGATCGCGAAGATCCACTGGCCAACATAATCCAGTTCCCTGATCAAGAGGCCATCTATGGCTAACCTGGATATTGCCGTTATTGACGACGACATTGTTGATCTTCCCATAGAGGATATGGGCGATGGCACCGTGGCCATTGGCGAAACTCTTCCCGCTGATATCAAAACGGAACCGGGTCTTGGTCCTTGGGATGATAACCTCATTTCAGAATTTTCTGACGATGAACTCCAGGAACTGGCTATTCAGTGCTATGACGATTACGAGCAGGATGTTGAATCTCGCAAAGACTGGCTAGAGATTTACGAAAAGGGCCTAAAGTCTCTTAAGCCCGAAACTCAGGTCGAAGAATCTCGTAAGCGTCGCAATCTAAGCATGGTTATTCATCCTGTGATTGCCGAAGCTGCGACACAGTTCCAAGCTCGTGCCATCGGCGAGATGTTTCCTCCCTCTGGTCCGGTGGGTGTCACGATCATTGGTCAATCACACGAGGCTGTTGAGAAACAAGCCAAGCGTGTTCATGACTTCATGAACTATCAGCTTATGGAGGAGATGGAAGAGTATTTCCCCGATATGGATCAGATGCTTTTCCATCTTCCCCTCACGGGTCATACGTTCAAGAAGAGTTGGTGCGATGTGAATTTGCAACGGATCACGTCGCAGTTCTGTACGGCTGACGACCTTGTGATCGACGCCAATGCGACCACGCTGGCCACCGCCAGCAGATACACCCAGGTTCTTCGCCTACCTCCTCAAACCTACCATGAATACGTGGCGAATGGTTTTTATGAGAAGGTAGATCTCGCAGAACAAAGCGATCCCAGTGACACACAGACGGTGGCCCAGGAAGTAGAAGGCGTAGAACCCAGCTTAACAGACGAAGAAGGTCTCGTAATTCTGCTGGAGCAGCATCTCTACCATCCTCATGAATCAGACGAAGATGAACCGGACAAGCCTTTCATCGTTACACTTCATAAGGAAACGAAACAAATCGTTTCGATTCGTCGTAATTGGGACGAAGACGACGAGCGGTGCAAAAAGAACGTTTGGTTTGTTTCGTACAAGTTCCTTCCGGGGCTGGGGTTCTACGGCTTTGGTCTGTATCACATCATCGGCGGCTTGGGGAAGGCTGCGACAGGTGCGCTTCGCAGTCTACTTGATGCCGCCACTTATGCGAATATGCAGGGTGGTCTCAAACTACGCGGGCGCATTAAGTCTGGCGAAATCGAAATTGCGCCTGGGGAATTTGCAGATATTGATGCCGCCGTAGATGACATCAAAAAAGCAGTCATGCCGCTCCCGTTTAAGGAGCCGAGCCAGACGATGTTCGCTCTTCTACAGTACATCGTTGATGTCGCCAAGTCCTTTGCCAACAGTGCCGAGGTTAATATCAGCGATGCCAACCAGAATACGCCGGTTGGAACTACTGTCGCTCTCCTAGAGGAAAACGCCAGAGTTTTCTCAGCAATCCATAAACGGCTTCATTACAGTCAACGTAGTGAATTCAAACTCATCGCCAAACTCAATGGGATGTACTTACCTGATGAGTATCCTTATCGCGTCAAGGACGGAGAGCAGACGGTCCTGCGATCTGATTTCGATGACCGGGTCGACGTGGTCCCGGTGTCGGATCCTGCCACATTTTCATCTACACAGCGTATCTCTCAGGCGCAAGCTGGTCTACAGATGGCCACGGCTTATCCCCAGTTCCACGATATCCCCGCCGCGCTACGAAGGATGTACGAAGCTCTCCGCATACCGAACTATGAAGAAGTCCTGATTGATCCCACTGATGTCGATCGTATGGACGCGGTTACCGAAAACGTAGCGATTATGAATAATCGCCCGGTGAAGACGTATGAAGACCAGGACCACATAGCTCATATGACCGTATTGGACGACTGGTTCAAAAAGCTGCCTCCACAGGGTCAGCAGATGTTCATGCCCGCCTTTACCAGTCATCGGGCAGAGCACATGTCGCTTCTTTACCGGACAATGATTCAGGCTCAGTTGGGTGCGGCACTGCCGCCCCTGCCCGATTTCAAGGATCCCAACGCACCCAACCCTGAAATTGATCCAATCTTGGATACGAAGATTTCCCAAGCGGCTGCTCAGGCGGTAAACGCCAATCCACAGCAGCCGATGGGACCGCCTGTGCCTCAGCCCCAGCAACCCCAAGGGGGCGCGCCGCAGGATCCCGCCCAGGCTGCGGCGCAATTGGCCCAGATCGAAGCCCAGACCACGATGGCCAAGGCACAGGCGGACATACAAGCGAAGCAGATGAAGGCCCAGGCTGATATCCAGATTCAGCAGATGAAGGTTCAGGCCGATATGCAGGTCCGTCAGATGGAACTGCAAATGGAAATGCAGATCGAACAAGTTCGTGAGCGGACCAAGATTCAGGCCGAGCAAATGCGCGAAGCGGCCAAGTCGTCTGCTGACCGCGAAAAGGCCGAGCAAGAGATTGAAATCATGTGGGCCAAGGCCGAAGCTGAGATTACCATAGCCCGTGAGAAGGCCCAGGCGAACATCAAGGCCAAGTTGATGGAAACTGCGTCCAAGGCCCGCATCGCCGCCGCTGACGCGGCGAAGAAGAACACGGAGGCCAGCGATGGCGGGTCCTGATTTCCTCCAACACTTGTTTGAACCCGTTGGTGTTGATGTGAATGCTTGGACGAACGCTGTTCTCGATGGGTTGCCTGAAATCGCCGGTATCGCTGGCGACAGTCTTGGTGAATACGGCAAGGACAAGTATCGCGATTGGGATCGTATTCTACGTTCTGAAGATTTTGGTGCTCTTGGTGAAGAGTATATCGACACTATGGGGGGCAATCTTTCAGATATTTCCAATTTCGTATTGGATTCAGCATTTCCCGAAGGACGTGGTCATCAAGACATTGAAGGCGATGTCCGTGCTAAGAATGATCTGAAACGATTGGGAAAATACGCTGCCGACGGGGCTTTCCTTTATGGTGATGTCCGTCTCTGGCAAGAACGAAAAAAGATTACAGAAAATTGGGATAAAATGGTTCGCGGAGGTAAGGGAGCTCTTGGCAAACTTGCCCGTCAGGCTTTGAAAACTGTTCCTGGCGTTGGTGCCCTTTCAACTCTTCTCTCTTCTTCTCCTGCTGGTGCCAATAGTACCATATTCCCTCCGGGCACTTCTCCTGAAATGATGCAGATCATTTCCGATGATCGTAAAAGAGAAGCTCGTAACCAACCAGATATCTTCCGTCAGTATCTTCGTGACTACAGGCGCAAGCAATACGAAGAAGATTATCTTAGTAGACGATACGCGAATCCCCACGCCTTTCGGCGTCGCACAGCCGGTGCTTTGGACACATTATGACCACAGGCCCCACCTGGAACCCGTACACCCGACCCATCAATCAATATGGGGTGAACACGGGCGAGCATACCTTTTTAACCTTCCCCAGTCAGGTTCCTTCTTTGTACGGGCCACCGACACCGACTACCCCCGGTAGCAGCACTCCCAACCCAGACGATGACCCCGGTACGGGCGTAGCGCCGGTTGATCCTCATGCACCGGGTGGTACCTACAATCCTTACGGGGGCGACCCTGGCCCCGGAGACATGGGATTTACCAACGCCTATGATCCTGATTTTCCTGATGTCCAGGGTTACGATACTACTCCTACGTTTGAAGAAATGATGGCCACAATAGCTATCCCAGCCGGGATGATGGTTCCGGGCCTGTCTCTCTGGGGAATGAACACTATTCAGCAGCATAACCCCGAACTCAAAGGCCCCATAGATTATGTCACTGATGAACTGGGTCTTAGTTTCCCCGACCTTAATCTTTCAGATGTTACCGACAGCATCGCCAATGCCCTCGGCTTCAACCCCACCACCGAAGACTTCACCGCTGAGTTGGGTGCGATAAATGATCCCCTTGGATATGAACATTCAGTTTCTGCCTCTGATGTGGTCGCTCATGAAGCTGCCTTTAATGCTGCAAATTCTTTGGGGTATGATATTTCAACCCCTTCTGTACCCGGTTCAGGAACACCTGGAACTAATCCTGCAGATCGTGATCCATATGGATACGGTATATCTCATTTTTCAGAAATGTCCGATGATACAGATGAAGCCTTTGCCTATGATCCAAATTTCGCCTATTCCCCAACGGTTGAATATGGATTAAATGACGAAGCCGGACCAACGGGACCGGGGAGTCTTTTTTCTCTTGAGGAAGCTCAGCAAGATTTTCCTGCTCAAACCCCAGCTACCTCGGCTCCGGTGGATCTCACAACAGGGATACCAGCCGTTACCTCTGCTCCTCCTGAATATAGCCCCGGTACGGGTGTGATGGGTCTCCATGATCCTCACAATGTTCAGGCCACGGATGCTTTGTTCGACTATTCAGAAAACTTTGATTCTACTATGGACTATACCGCAGGACCCGCTGATCGTGATTTCTACGGCTTTGAGGTTCCCGGCATTTCCGAAACAGAACATGCCGAAATCGAGGCAGCGATGGCCGCTCTTGATCCACACAGTGCTGTCACAGGATTCGATCACAGCTTTGATGCTTTTTCTGATGACCCCGAAGTAGCGGCTATGAATGCAAATGCCGCCGCCGCTTTGAGCACCTCTCCGGAGGACAGGGCGGCAGCTCTATCGGCTCTAGGGTTAACCCCTGCGGATCTTGATCAATTTTCCAACATGTCGCTTTCCATAGACGATATCACCAGCGCCCTCAGCAATACTTCCTTTGATAGAGACAATATCACCGACACACTTTCTAATATTGGTATCGGTGACGATAGTCTTTCGGGAGGAGCAGGATTCGATACTATGTCTGATATGTCAATTGCAGATATTCAGGCTGAGATTGATCGTAATAATCAAGCTATTGCCTTTGGTCTAGGTTTGGGTGGTATTGAATATGGTCATCTAGGCGGTCCAAATTCTTGGGGTGGTTTTGGTCAATCAATAAGTGTAAATGATCAAGCTCATCAAGCAGCTCTTGAAGCTAGTTTGTTTGGAAATATTGATCCTTGGGGCGGGGGCAGTTCTGCGAGCACCGAACCCGGTACGGGACCAGCGGGTGCTGCTTCTAGCCAATCTGCGGCAGAAGCAGAGGCCGCTGAATGGGGCGGCATGGACTTCTAGTAGTTAATAGAAAAAGGCTATAGTACAGTGGCGAGCAAGAAACAAGTTTCGGCGGCGGAGGTTAGGGCAGCGAAGAGCTGGCTGAATCGCCGAAACATTACGACGAAGGAAATATCGCCCAAACAGTTTGCTCACGCCGCCAAGGTACTGGACAAGGGTTTCCGCGAGACCCTACAAATTATCGCGGGTGAGCAGACCGGAGGTCAAGTGTAATGCTCACACCACTTATACCACGCCCGCCCCGGCCAGAGGTCAGCCCTCTCGAGCAGCTTGCACAATTCCGTTTACGTGAAAAATATTTGGCAATAATCAAAGATGCCTTGGAAGAATCCAAGGTCAGAAAAGCTATTCGGGCACTACAACGAAAAGCGGCCCTGGCCGCTCAGGGTAGAGGCAAGGGCTTTGATCCCAATTTTCCTCGTCAGGAATTTGGTGCGCTGGGTATGCGTGATCTTCCTAATCAGGCCATGGGCCAAACTCATTACCGCAAGGGCCAATCCGGTTCTATCAAACTTCCCCCTCGTGACATGAAGCGTTTGAGAAAATGGAGCGACGAGGGTATTCCTTCTTTTGACATGCACACACATCCCGGTGGAGGTCCTTTAAGTAGAGCTGATTCTCTTTTCTTCGGTGTTCGCCCCGGTATTGATAACTACATCGTTGAAGGTCCGGGTCAACGTTATCTTGGCCCAGACGATACCAACCCCTTTGAAAACTATTTCGGCACGGTTGAACGATACAAATTGCCCAAGACCGAGGAACGATGGACTCGCAACCCAGCAAGTAGGGTACTTCGAAAAGCCAGTGACGAATTAGTGGATCCTATTCTCCTTGGAGAAGAAGACTTTGCGCCCTTGGTGACAAGACTTAAACAGGAAACGAGTCTTCCTACTGATCGGGCGCGTCATACACTTGCTCGTGGCGCTCTTGGCGAACTTGCCAAGCGGGATAAATTTGATTATGATCTTTATGATAACCCTGAATTTGTCGAAGAGGCCATGCGCCTATTAGACAAAGAAGGTGCCCTCGGACCTTTCCTCCGAATGCTTGAGGATAAAGGTCTCTAGTGCAGCGTAGTTCATTTGATAAGACAACCACCAAGGCAGGAGTAAAGTCTTATGGCCTCAAACGATCCCTACTCGGGAAGTGGAAAAGGAGCAAGCGGAAAAATGCCCAAAGGAAAAGGAAATAGTTCTCGCTATGGTCGCGGTGGATCTTCTGGATCCAAATCTCACGCCTCCAGCGGCAACGGTCCCAAGTCCAGCTATCCCCCGCCCAAGAACAAGCACACCAAACGCGGTGTCGTCGGTATTGCGAAGAAGGGCTACGGCGCGGCCTGTTGTCAGTAGATGGCTGACGTTTTTCGTGATACTCTTTCCGCTATTCGGGACGAGCGGAAAGAGCTGGCTGAAGAAATAGCCGACGGTCGTTGTTCAGACTTTGCGGATTATCGTAACAAGTGCGGTATTCGCGAAGGTCTGGGTAATGCAGAAAGAATCCTAGTTGAAGTCCTGCAGAAAATAGAAGGTGATGATGATGACTGACTCTTTCTTGCCCCGACCACAGGGCTGGAAGATCTTGATCAAGAAGCACAAACCCAAGGAAAAGACAGAAGGCGGTATTCTTCTACCGGATATGAGCAAAGATGCAGAGGGTTACCTGTCCGTTACCGGGCAGGTCGTGGCTCTTGGCCCGCTTTGCTATACCGATCGGAAGACCGGCGAACCTTGGTCGAGTGGCCCTTGGTGCAAGGTCAAGGATTGGGTGATCATACCCAAATTTACACAGTTTAAGATGGATATTGATGATGATGAGTATCGCATTGTCAATGATGATGAGATCATTGCAACCATCAAGGACCCCACGCGGATCAAGGTCTACGCCTGACCGCGCAGAAATAAAGGAAAAACTATGGCTACCGGAATGGATTTCAGCTCGGCCCTCCACGGGCTCAAAACTGGACACAAAATGGCCCGTGAGGGCTGGAACGGCAAGGGGATGTTCATCTTCCTCGTACCCGGCAGTGTCTTCAAGGTCAATCGCCCCCCGCTTTTGGGCATCTACCCCGAAGGTACCGAAATCAACTATCATGGTCACATCGACATGAAGACGGCCGACAACGTGGTCGTCCCCTGGCTGTGCAGCCAGACCGACATGTTGGCCGAGGATTGGGAGATTGTCGATGACTGACACAGATACCGATTGGGAAGCTGATGATTCCTTGGAAAAGGATCTAGGCCCGGCTGAAAACAAGAAACCTGCCGATGATGAGGATTTCTCCGATTTCCTTGACATTGTTGAAGACGACGATGACGAGGATAAAGGCGGGGGCATCCAGGACGATGAGCCGGAAGAAGAGGAAGAACTGGAAAAGGGCGACAACCGCTATCAAAAGCGAATTGATCGCCTTGTGGCAGACCGTGGTACGGCGGAACGTGCTTCCCAGGCTCAGGCCATAGAGAACCAGGAACTGCGAGAACGCCTTGAACGACTTGAAAGTGGCCAGACTGACAATAAGGTTCAGAATTTCAAGCATCGGTATCAGGCTGTTCGCAATGCGCTCCATACCGCCCACGAGGAGGGCGATAGCACCAGGGCCGTCGAACTTACTGAGCAAATGGCGGACATGCGGGCTGCGGCCCGTGTGGCTGATGCTCAGCGGCAGGCTGCGGTGATGCGGCGGCAACAAGAGCAGGCTTATATGGGCGCGGCAGGGGAGGAGGCCCCGCCGCAACTTGCGATGGAGTGGTGGAACAAGCGTCGTTGGTTCAACACCCCGGAACATGCTGGCGAATCGGCCTACGCCCGTCAGGTTGATATACAACTTGAGCGCGAGGGCTTCGACAAGTTCTACCCCGAATATTACGACGAGCTAGATCGTCGTTTACAAGCGAGATTCCCTGAGTTATACTCCGATTCTACGAAGAAGGCCAAAGGGAAGAAACGAGCCTCATCTCCAAGTGCCCCGACCAGAGGGCAACGTCGGAAAAGCTCCAAATTCTCCAACGATGGTCGAATTCGTATGACAAGAGGAGAACTTGAAGTGGCAAAGTCACTGGGTCTTACTTCCAAAGAAGCTCTTAAGGAATACGAAAAAGAACTTCGTATTTCTCGGGCTAACCAGGAGGCATGATCATGGCTGAAACATCAAGAGCTTCTAAAGAACTCCATCCCAATCGCGAGCACGAGGCTCGCGCCGATGTGTGGATTCAACCATCTACGCTTGATGCTCCTCCGGCACGACCGGGGTATCGTCAACGCTGGGTGGCCACCCAGATCCTAGGGAAAGACGTTCCACATCACGCCATGCGGCGACAACGTGAAGGCTGGACTCCCCGGCCAATCGACACGATTCCTGAAGACTTTCCAGTTCCCACCATTGCTCACGGGCAATGGGAGAACTGTATCGGGATTGAAGGCATGATTCTGTGCGAACTTCCCGAGGAAAGAGGCAAACTTCGCGATGAATACTTTGCCGGAAAGAACAGGGAACAGAACGAGTTCGTTGATCGTCAGCTCGACAATGTCGAACGGGGCGGAGGAGTGAAAATCGAGCGTGATCAGCGATCCCATGTTCACAAGGGAACGCTGATTGCTGACGACGATTAACCCCTAGGAAGGAATCCACAATGGCGAATACTGATTCTGCCCGTGGTTTCTGGCCTGTCAAACATCTGACAGGCGGCTTGATCCGAGCGAACAAGCACACTATTGCGACTGGCTTTGCGACAAACATCTTCAAAGGTGACGTGGTGAAGTTGGTGGCGGCTGGTGGCATCGAAGACGCTGACGCGGGTGACCGTGTTCTTGGTATCTTCAACGGTGTGGAATACACCGACGCTTCGGGCAATGTCGTCTTCAAGAAGTATTGGCCAGCCAGTACCACGGCGACCAATATCAAGGCATACGTCTATGACGATCCCAACATCGTCTTTGCCGTACAACAGGCCACGGGTGGTAGCGTCGCTACCACTGACGTTGGTCTGCTGGGTGATCATGTTGCCGGTACGGGCAGCACGACCACCGGCCAATCGGCCCATGAACTGAGCGGAACCATCACCACAGGGGCGGCGGGCTTCCGTGTTCTTGGCCTATGGGACGCCCCCGGCAATGCCTACGGCGAACACGCCAACCTCTTGGTCCAGGTCTTTGAGCACGAGCTCGCTGAGCATGGCCAGGGTACACCGGGAGTCTAGACCATGGCACAGAATCGCGCGCAATTTGCAAAGCAACTTGAGCCGGGTCTTAACGCCCTGTTCGGTCTCACCTACAAGCAGTATCCGAATCAGTGGAAGACTGTCTTCGACTTTAATACGTCGGAAAAGGCGTTTGAGGAAGATGTCCTGATGGAGGGCTTCGGCGAAGCTCCCGTCAAGGAGGAAGGCTCGTCTATCCAGTATGATACGGCTGCTGAAGTATGGACAGCCCGCTATAATCATGAAACCATCGCCCTGGCCTTCTCGATCACTGAGGAAGCCGAGGAAGATGGTCTTTATGGTTCCTTGGCAAAGAAGTACGTCAAGGCGCTGGCTCGCTCCATGAGTCACACCAAGGAGATCAAGGCCGCAAACATCCTGAACAATATGTTCACGTCCGGTACGGGCGGCGACGGTGTTGTTCTTGGTTCGGCCGCTCACCCGACCACGGGTGCTGGAAACCAGTCGAATATCCTGGCGACGGCTGCGGATCTTACGGAAACCTCGCTCGAGACTCTACTTATTCAGATCTCGAACATTAAGGATGACCGTGGTATTCCCGCTGCTGCCATTGGTACAAAACTGGTTATTCCGCCCGCTCTGGTCTTCATCGCCGAACGCGTCCTGGGGTCGAACCTCCAGAACGACACGGCTAACAACGCCATCAATGCGAACAACAGTCTCGGCATGTTGCCGGGTGGCGTTCACGTGATGCAGCGCCTTACCGACACCGATGCTTGGTTCATCTGCACCGATGTCATGGACGGTCTCAAGCACTTTGAGCGCCTTGCCATGAAACGCGGTATGGAGGGCGACTTCGAAACCGGCAACGTTCGGTACAAGTGTCGTGAACGGTACAGCTTTGGCTGGACCAACTGGCGTGGTATCTTCGGTACCGCTGGCGGTTAATTCTCCACCGCCTATCCAGGAAGCTCCCCGGTGACCCACTCGCCGGGGGGTTTTTTGTTGCACTAAGACCTAAATTCGAGTAACGTATCGTCAGTTCGGCTGAAACGCTTGGGGTGACCTAATCAAAGGCCCCCGTCATTGAACGAAAGGTTCACAAATGGCTTCTCCAGCTCTTACGTCCAATTACCCCAATGGCTTCCGCGGCGGCGTGTCCGTTCTCGGTGCCCCGATTCTCAATACCTACGGTGGCAATCTCTTTTGGGTCGACTCCGGTTCAGGTTCCAATGGCAACAAGGGTACCCACGACCAGCCCTGGGCTACGATCGACTATGCCGTCGGCAAATGCACAGCGAACAACGGCGACATGGTGATGGTCAAGGCCGGTCATTCTGAAACCTACTCCGCTGCCGCTGGTGCCACGCTTGACGTTGCTGGTGTTCATTTTGTCGGCTTAGGCACTGGTTCTGACCGTCCTAAGATTATAATGGACACCGCTGCAACGGTTGATATCAATGTCACCGCTGCCAATTGCGGTTTTCACAACTTTCAGTTTGAGGCCGGTGTCGCCGATATCGCTAAGATTTTCCACGTTACCGCCAAGAACTTTGTGGTTAATGGCTGTGAATTCCGTGAACAGGCTGCCACAGAAAATTGGGTGCTGATTATTGATTGTGATGGCACCACCAATAACGAATGTGATGGTCTCCAGTTTACGAATAATGTGGTTATTGGCGCTGATACGGCCAATCAAAATGTTGTGAAAATCGCTGCCGATCTTACCGGTCTCGTGTTCAGTGACAACTACATCGAACTCGGTATTCTTGATAATGACGCCATGATTGAAGTTCTTACTGGTAAAGACCTTCGATCCTGCCGAATCATGAACAACTTGTTCTATCGGCTCAATACCGCTGGTGAGTTGCTCATTAATGTGGATACCGGCACAGCGAATACTGGTATTGCTGCAAACAATCTATTTGGTTGTTTAGATGTCAATGGAGTTGTTCTAATTGAGACAACTACTCGCATTATGCACTTCGAAAACTATGTCACGGGTGTGGCTGATGAATCTGGTTACCTTGATCCTGCGGCAGGTGCCGATTCATAGTAATCTGACCTAGGGGGGAGCCGTAGCTCCCCCCGCTTGGAGAGGATATAAAGATGAGCCAACATGTCAAGGCCATCGCTCTCGCCCCCACCGCGCTCGATCGTAATGGGATTTCAGTCGCTCAAACTCTTGCTTCTGGTGATTTAGAATTTCTTCAGGCTGGGGCGTTGGCTTCAGGTTTGGATCGAAATGGTATCGCCACTAGTCAAACCCCCAGCGACACCACTGCCCTAACCCTTGACGGTACTCTTGGAAAAACCTTTTCTAGCGGTACTCGGGTCTCCATTTTTGGTGGTTCAAATGAAAGTGGCAAAACCTTCACGGTCTTGGGCAAGGATAAAACGGGCGGCATTATTTCAGAGACCATTACTGGTCCCAATGTAACCACGGTCATGGGGGCCACCACCTTTTATCAAATAACCAGTATTACGCCTTCTGAAGCCACCACAGGGGCTATCGAGGTGGGCGTCAACGGCACTACCACCTTAACTACCCCGCAGCATGTGACGATCTTCGGGGCCAATGACGAAAGTACGGTGACTTTCACGATCACCGGCACTGATCGTTACGGTAATACAATGACAGAAGATATCACTGGTCCCAATAACACTACAGCAGCAGGAGAAAAGAATTTTAAAACAGTTACTAAGGTCGTAGGTAATGGAGCCACGACAGGTAATGTTGAGATCGGTATCAATGGACTTGCTGAATCTCAATGGTATGTGTTGAATTATCGTGGGGGTGATTTTAAAGTAGGCATCGGAACTGATGTCTCCTCATCGGCGAATTTAACTTATGCGGTGCAGCATACCTTCAGTGATGTCTTTGCATCAGGATTTGCTGAAGATGATGCCGTGGTGCTTACTCATTCGACTCTTACAGGGGAAACCACCAATCAGGATGGGAACTATACTGAACCTCCTGTAGCTATGCGATTGGCAATCACGGCCCATACTTCTGGGTCTGTGAATATGCGAATCGTTCAGGCGAGGAGTTAGATCATGGCCGTGATGATAGGATCATTTTGCAGAATGCCATTATCGATCTGCCACGTGAAGTCAACATATTTTTGATAATTTGGGCGGCACCAGCTTGATCGATTTTAATGCAAGAGTTATCGGCTATAGGCAATATCCATAATGGCAACTTCAGGCACCTTCACATGGCGACCCGACATTGAGGAAATTATTGTCGAGGCGTATGAACGCTGTGGGGTGGATGCTCAAATTCTTACCGGCTATCAGGCACGGGCGGCACGGCGCAGCTTGAATCTCATGTTCACATCATGGGGCACAAAGGGCGTCAACTATTGGACGACTTCTCAGGTATCCGAGACCGTAACTGAAAGCACGGCGACCATTACCTTGGACGTGGGGACTATTGATGTTCTTGACGCAGTCCTGCGCCGGAGCAATACGGACACCCCGATGCAGCGGATATCCATGTCGGAATATCATCAGCTCCCGACCAAGACCACAGAGGGCCTGCCCAGTTCCTTTTTCTTTGATCGTCAATATACGCCTCAGATCTATCTCTGGCCGGTGCCGGAGAATTCTACGGACGCTTTTGTTTACTGGCAGCTCAAGCAGATTGAAGACGTTACGGCCTCCAACCAGGATGCGGATGTGCCTTACCGCTGGACTGAGGCCATGGTATCTGGTCTTGCAGTTCGGCTCTGCACCAAGCAGAAAACTATTGATGTGAATCGTCTTACTGTGCTCAAAGAACAAGAGATCGAAGCCTTTCGCGATGCAAGCGATGACGAAGGTGAAAAATCAAATCTTCGTATAATTCCACCGAGGCAGATGTGGTGACATGGTCTATTATGCAACGGGCCGCAAATCACGAGCTATATGCGACCAGTGCGGGTTCGAAGTTTCATACATCACGCTCAAGACACAGTGGGATAACCTCCGTGTTTGTCCCAAGTGCTATGAGCCAAAGCACCCGCAGCTTGAGCCCCGAAATGTGGTTGATGCCCAAGCTCTTTGGCAACCCCGGCCGGACCGTGATGGAGATCTCACTAAATTCCGCGTTGGGGACTCCATCGGAGAAAAACCCCTCCAGATCAACAGCTTTGCGGGTTCGGTTATTCCTACAATCGATCCAGGCACGGCTGGGTCTGCGGCCACCTTCTCCGACGGAACAGTTTCCGTTAAAATTGACAGTAACGCCAATGTGTCGGGGTCAGCAGCTACTTTCTCCACTGGAAGTGTTGTTCCAACCGTTGATCCAGGAGCAGCCGGATCAGCGGTTACCGCATCTGATGGAACAGTCATTCCAACCGTTGATCCAGGAGCAGCCGGATCAGCAGCAACCTTCTCTATTGGAACAGTCACAATCTTCATCGACGCAGGAGCCTGGGGTCATGATGCCTGGGGGGACAATACGTGGGGTGATTAGATGACCACCTATACCATCTTACTTCAGGATGCTCAGGACTGGTATGAGGATGATAGCACTGATTTCGTCGCTGAAATACCATCCATTATCACCCGTGCTGAGGAGCGAATTTTCAAGGACATACCAAATCTTCCTTCCTTCCGTACCACGGACACGGGATCTTTGGTTGCATCAACTGCGACATTGGCCAAGCCTATGGGCCTTCGGGTTACTCGAGGCATTTCCCTCACTGTTAGTTCTTCCGAGACTTTTCTTGAACGACGTATAGATTCATATCTTAGAGATCTTTATCCAAATGCTTCTACTGAAGGACAACCGACCGTATATTCTGAAGACGATGAAACTAACTTTCGTTTAGCCCCCACTCCCGATACGACTTATACTTATACGGTTTATTATCAACGTGTTCCTACTGGATTATCTGCTTCCAATGCTACAACAGAAATCGGTACGAATTACTATGACATGCTGCTCTATTGTGTTTTGTGGCGCTCCGGGTTATTTTTGAAGGACTATGATGCTGCTAAAGCTCATCAAGCCGACTATGAAGCAGAAGCCGCAAGAGTAGCCGCCGAAGTCCAACGCATGTACGCGAACGAATACGGATCAGGAGCTTAACATGGCTAATACACAAGCAGTCTGTACTAGTTTCAAATCGGAACTCCTAAATAAAGAGCACGATTTGAATACCGACACTTTTAAAATTGCTCTCTATACTTCCAGTGCGACCGTAAATGCTACTACGACAGCGTATTCCGCTACCAATGAAGTTTCTGGAACGGGATATACGGGAGGAGGGGCTACTCTTTCAGGTGGAGCGATTGCAACAACAGGAACTGTTGCATACATTGATTTTACAGATGTTTCTTGGACCACGGCCTCATTTACGGCCAATGCGGCTCTTATCTATAACTCATCAGCTTCTAATAAAGCTGTCATGGTCATAACCTTTGGGGGTGATCAAACAGTTGTAACGGGAACCTTTACTATCGTATTTCCTGCGGCAGACTCTTCCAATGCTATCCTACGTCTAGATTGATAGGTGAAACATGGCTTCTTCAGCATCAGACCTTATCAAATTTGAGAAAATGGCGACGGGCGAAAAGTCCGGAACCTGGGGAACTTTGGCCAACAAGGCGATGTCTCGGCTTGAAGAAGCCATGCACGATATCACCAACATTAGCTTGAATGCTCTCGGTGGCGCGAACTACACTTTGGACGACACCCAATACGAAGAGCATGATGATTCCACACCGGCCCAGGAGTCTCATGTGGCGGCGATTAAAGCCACAGGAACACTAGACGCCAACGAAGTCATCCTTGTTCCGGCCCGTAATCATATCTATTGGGTATGGAATGCAACCAGTGGTTCTTTCACCGTAACGGTCAACATTAGTGGTGGAGCAGGGGTTGAGGTTCCACAAGGTTATCTTGCAGCGGTTCTTGCCGACGGCACCAATGTTGAAGCTCTCACTCCCCCGGTATCTGCCACTGGAGCAATGACCATGTACGGTCGTGAATTGTTCCTAGACGCTGATGGCGATACGAGCATCACGGCTGACACCGATGACCAGATTGACATCAAGATTGCCGGAGCGGATGATTTTCAATTTACGGCCAATACACTGAGTGTGTTATCCGGCAGCACATTAAATATTGATAGTGGCGCGACCATTGCTAACAGTGGGACTGCTACGGGGTTTGGTGGTGTCGATACAACCGGCACTCCAGCCAACAATCAGCTAGCGATATTCACTGACGCGGATACCGTGGAGGGTGACTCCAATCTGACATACGACGGCACCGATCTGATCCTTGCTGGCGGTAATATCAACGTAAGCAGCGGTAACGGTATTGACTTCAGTGCTACGGGCGATAGCAACGCCGGTATGACCAGCGAGTTATTCGACAACTACGAAGAGGGCTATTACGATCCTGTTCTTGGGGGTGGTACATCTGGAACATTCACAGCGGCTGCTGGCAACAATACGCTTGCCTATACGATCATCGGGCGTTGCTGCTACATCAGGGGTAGCCTCCACATTGATAGCGAAAGTTCTCCGGTGGGTATGGTCCAAATGTCCCTGCCCGTGGCCATCGCCAGTCTGACTGATAGCGCGGAAACAGGATATATTTCTGGTGCCTTCGTGACGAACACTGGCGGGACACACCATCTTATAGTGGGCTACTTGGAGGCTTCCAATAACACTGTCAGGTTTTATGAATTCGATACTGAGTACGCCGCGAATGGTTTGGATGCTACTGAGGTAGACACGAGTTTTGGAATCCGTTGCAATTTCTGGTACGTTGTTGACTGATCTAATACGAAAGGATGAAGACATGGGTAAACTTGCACGGCGTCAAGTGATCGACCGGAAGGAAGTGCTTGAAAATGGCATTATCCAATTACGAATAGCGAATATCGTTTCAGACGATGGTGTCGATTTCAGCAAGACTTACGTCGGTCGGCGTTTGATCCATCCTGGCGATGACGTAAGTGCTGAGTCTCCGGAAATACAGGCTCTTTGCGCTCTTGAGCACACGCCTGAGAAGATCGCTGCTCAGGAAGCACGAGTAGCGGCCAGTAAGGCCAGGGGCGTGCCATGACGCCCACCAACTCTTCTGTCCTGCCCGTGTCCTGTCCGTTGCGACGACCGAACTGGATACAGTATGTCCTGACAATCGTCATCGTCATAGTCGGTGGTGTCTTCGTATACGGGCAGTTGACCCAAAGGGTTGTCTCATTGTCTGAAGCCCCCGTACAATCCTCCGAACACAACACCTGGAAATGTAAATATGCCTAACAAGAAACCTCAACAGTCTACAGGTTTTGCCCCCATCTACCATGATATAGGTGGGGGTCAATATTGGGAACAATCATCC